GCTATATATTCTGTTCCATCAATTATAATAGAAGAATTATTGCCGTTTAATCCATTATTTGCATTAGTTGTTCCACCGTCTCCACCATTTCCAACTTTTATAATAATATCACCATTTAATTTTAAACCAGATTGAAACAATAAAGCACCACCACCACCTCCGCCTCCAAAACCACCTCCTCCACCTCCTCCCGCAACAATTAAAATATCACATTCAGTATCTTGGGGAAAGTTTATCGTGTATTCTGTTTGTCCAGAACCATTATCATTATTAGGATTATATTTAAATGTCATAATATTATATTTTTTATCTGAATACATATCATAAAGTGATATATAGTTAGTGTTATATAAATCTATAATTTCATTACTTGTTAACACTTTTTTATAAATATATAATTCTTTTAAATAACCATTTATTGATTCACCTATTTTAAATAAATTATATGTTGTATTAAAAAAATCTGTATTATAATCATATGCTGTTAATTTACCATTTATCCATATTTCTCGATTATTATTTTCTTTAACTATAAATACTAAATGCGACCAATCACTATTATTACTTATTGCTATTGTTTCTAAACGATTATTATAAAAATCAATATAATATTTACTATTATTGTACCCTATATGCAAATTTGTATTAGTTGTATTTGTATTTCCTTGTCTAAATAATATAATATTATTTGTATTATTATAATTTTTAAACCATACAGATATTGAAAATTCAGAATTACTTAAATCTATTACTTCAGAATACAAATATTTATTATTAAGATATATATCATTACTATTATATATTATATCACCTGATGTATTTTCAATTAAGTTAATATTATTTTTACCATTATCATTTATATTATTATTAAATATATAATGTGCAAATAATTTAGTAGTATCTATTTCGGGATATAAATTATACAACTGTGTTTTTTTATAATTATATATACTTGTTATACTATTCTCATCTAAATCACTATTATATATTCTAAAATCACTAATAGCACCTGTAAATGAACCGTCTGCTATATATACAGATTTATTAATATATCTATAGTTCCAATTAATTGTAGATGATATTCCTGTTTTTGTTTGATTATATTTTAAAATATTATCAATATATAATTTCCATATATTATCTTTACTAATTGAAAATACTAAATTATGCCATTTGCCATCAAAATAATTATCTACATTAATAGAACCACTATCTACACTATTAACTGTAATATTAATAATAGTATTGCTAGTATTATTTCTAAATATTCTAATACCAGATGATGAATTTAAATTTTCTTGAAAATCTATAAATCTTGCATAACGACTAGCACTAGTAAAATTATACCATAAACTAAATGTTATACCATTCCCATTCCATATTGTATAGGGATTAAAAGTTGATGGCAATTCTAAATAATTCTCATTATTTAATATTATACCATTTATATTAGATTTATATTTATATTTTTCAGGTATATTTGTTGTATATTCTTTATTTATTTTTATTTTATGCCAACTACCACCTTGCCATTCTCTATATCCCCAATAACTATCTTTGCCTGGAAATCCATAATTATTATATTGTGACTTAAAATATTGATTATATATATTTACATTATCTGTATTATTCCATTCACCATATTTTTTTATCCACCCAGATGTTCCTGTTGTATGTAATATTAAAACCGTTTTTTCTGTTAATGTAAAACGATATTCATCAATGTTTGGTACATGAACTTCTTGTCTCCATTGGTTATGCCAATTACCTTGGGCGCCTATACCATATACTATTGGTTCATTTTTAAAATTCTTAAACCATCTATTATTTACAAAATTACATTTATATAAAGTTCCTTGATCTGAACCATTAGTAGGCAAATAACCAGTATAATAATTTACCTTATATGTACCTTGTTCTAATACTAATCCTTCACATAAATTAAAATAATTACTATATTCCGAATCAAATGCTGAATAAAAATCTACAAATGTAGTATTTAAATTATTATATGTATTTAAATTATTTATAATAAAACGATTTTTACTTATTCTAGATTGTTCATAATAATATACTTCATTATATAATAAATTTGACGTATTAGTTATATTATCATTTAAATCATTTTCCAAATTGTATTGGTGTACTAAGTTAGTTGTATAATCATTATAATTATTTATTATATTAACTTTATCTGTAATTGTATATATTTCACTATATATTTTTTTTACTTTATGACATTTTATAACAACTATTCCAGAACCTCCTGATTTATTTACACTACCATTACCATATGACGCTCCACCACCTCCTCCAGTATAAGGTAATCCTTCAAAACCATCACCATGTGATTTTTTTCTTGCATTACCACCACCGCCCAAACCACCTAAACCCCCACCAACACTTGAACCACCGCAACCACCTCCACCACCACCATAATATTTAGTTTCTCCAAAAATATTTATTTTTGCACCAATTCCGCCATTATCTTTTATATTTATTCCACCTGCACCACCTCCTCCACTGCCATCATTAGAACTTCCACCATATGGGTCGCCCATTGTTGAAGAATAACCACCACTAATATATTCTGTACCATTCCATACTGTTTTTCCTTGTAATGATTTTCCATAATAACTAATATGTGATGCTCCACCACCAGAACCACCATCATAACCTGGAACATGACCACTACTATGAGAACTATAATATCCGCTTTGTGTTCCACCTCCTAAACCACCACCATATGCCGTTAACTTAATATTATCAATTTCTAATATAATATTATCTTTTTTAATACAACTATCATAACCATTTAATTCATAACCACCATTACCAACACTAATATTATATACACCGTTATTAAATTCTTTATTAGTCATATAAATAACACCACCTCCTCCGCCACCACCAGGTTCGTGTGAACCACTACCACCCTTTCCTGAACTACCACCTCCACCAACAATTAATATATCACAAACAGTATTATTTTTAAAATTAATATTATAGTTTGCTATGTTTTTATCAATACATTTAAAAATATAATATTTATAGTAATCATCCTCCTTTAATTCTATATTATAACTCAAATATAAATTATATACTTCTGTATAACTTAAATCATAATTATATATTCTAAAATCATCTAAATAACCATTTAATCTTTCACTACTTTTATTTAAATTTATTATATTATCTGGATCATTGTTTATATTAAAAATTATATTTTGTTTATTATTATATGTATTATTACTATATAATACTACTTCATATTCTATTATATAATTATTTATTGTATTATTGTAAGTAAATACACATACAAAGTGATTAAATTTATTATTATTAATATAATCTATATCAAATACTATTATTTCATTATTATAATTTGATTTAATATTAAATGTATTTTGATTTTCAAAAAAGATTTCTATTATACTTGTATGTAATAATGTATTTTTTGAATTTATTATATTTTTATACCAAAATGATATTGTAAAACTTTTTTGTATATTTAATATATCAAATATAGATAAGGGTATTTCAAATTCTTCATTTGTTATGTAAATTGTTGAATTATCTGTTACATAATTATTAAAACTATATTTCGGTGTATTGCTAGATGATTTTACTATTAAATTATTATTATAACCACTTATATCATTAATAGAACTACTAAAATTATAATGAAGAATTATTGAATTATTTGTAAATATTCTAGATAAAATAGGTTCTCTTTCCCAATATTTAATTTTGCTATTATTTAATTGAGAATATTTAAATATAATTACACCGGAACCTCCTAAACCACTTCTATTTGTTAAATTTCCACCACCGCCGCCACCTCCTGTATTTTCTAATGCATTAACACCTGTTTCTGCACCACCATTACCTCCATTAACAATACTATCTGTGTTGCCTCCACCACCACCGCCACTTGAATACCATATATTATTACCATTAATATTTATTTCTATACCATCGCCTCCTGTACCATTATTATTTCCATTTTCAGCTGAACCTGCACCCCCACCTGATATTGTACCTGATGTAGAAATTACACTAGTACCACCATTATTATTTGTTGTATTTATAGTTACATTTGTTAAATTTGTTACATAACTATTACCGCTATTACCACCATCACTAATAGTACCTGAATTTCCTCCAAACGCATAATAAATATCATTGCCATCTGTCAGTAGTGATGCTGAACCATCAGAATTATAGTCACCTCCAGAACCAACAGTTAAATTATAGTAACCATTAAAAATATGGGAAGAAATATATACTAGTCCTCCACCACCGCCTCCTCCACCACCACCTGGTTCATCGTTAAAATTTTCATTAACATAACCACTTCCTCCACCACCAACAATTAGAACATCACACTCAACATTTTCTTTAAAAAAAATAGTATAATTACTATTTTTTTTGTTTTTAGTATCTTCATACACTTCTACATAAATTCTTTTATAACTTCTAGTATCTGCAGTATCGCCCCATGATGGATAACCATGATGTTCTGTATGTGATTTTCCTATCCAATGTGATGAAGTTACTCCTAATTGTATCCAATCGCGACCATTAGAATATTCAGGTGCTATAACAGGAGTCCATATATCTTCATTATATAAAGGAGGTTTTGTATCATCATTTTGAAGAGTATAACCTAAACTACTTAAATAATTTAATAATTCTGTTTTAGTTGGTATTCTTCCACCATTAGCAATTGCTTCATCATAGGCTTCTTGCCAAGAATTAGGACTTTCATCTTCTCTAAATACAAATCTTAATTCTGTTTTAGAACTATATTTAAAAGTTATATATTCATCAGTTGAATCAGGTATTATATTATTTTCTATTGCTTTTTTTTCGCTTCCTTCTAAATATAATTTTTCTACTTCCGCTGCTGATAATGCCCTGTCGTATATGCGGAAGTTTTTTAATTTTCCTCTAAAATCTGTTGAATTATCTGGATTACTAAAAAATTCAAACTTATCAGTTGCAGTTCCGTGAGTAAATCCATTACTGTCCATCGTACTATCACCTGTTATTGAAGTCCAAGTTACTTCTACACCATTAACATATATTTTATATGTTTCGCCATTTACTGTAAATAATAAATTAGTAAATGTATCTTGTGTCAAATCAATAGTATAATAGGCATCTTTACCTTCTAATAGCAAATTTATTCTACCATCACTATTATAATTATATCTAACCATTAAATTTAAAGGTCTATATCTTATTATGTGATTACCAGTTGATGATGTACCTGATATTTTAGCACACCAAAAACTGATTGTCAATTCTGTTTGTCCTTCCGTCAAAATGGTTTTAGGTATTTGCAATCTTGTATCACCTGTCACATTAATGTAATCATCGACAAATAAATACCCATTTAGACTATTAACAACAGACAAATCAGCGTTATCTGTTGTTTCATCTACTAAATCATTATCAAACTTATAATGTGCTATTAAACCATTGACAATATCTATTTTTTCTACACCATATATATACCATTCATTTAAATTTAAAGTATCTCCAGTTGTTGATGATAATTTATTTACTATTATAAGAAAATATTGGTATTCGCCCATTGTAGATACTGATTCTTCATATAAACCATTAGTATAATCTGTTGATGTTATTGTATTCGTTACTAATATATCCCAAGTTATATTATCATTGCTTCCATATATTTTAAAATCACCTGGAAGACGATGTAAGAATCCTGGTCTTTCTTCAAAACGATATCTAGATAAATTTATATAAACAGGTAATTTTATTTTTATCCAGTCTCCAGTATAATTAAGACTTGTTAATTTACCACTATCATTGTTAAATGTTGCTGAATAATTTCCATTTGTATAAGTACTGGCTGCTGAGTGAAAACCTGTTGAAATATCTGTATTGAAAGCAGAGTAGGCACTATATCCCGTACTATGTGCAGAACTTCCCCAAGTTTCATAAACACCATTACCATATAGTTGTTGAGATATAGTATGTGAAGCACTTGTTAAATTTCTTGTAGGTGGGTATACCCTTTCTTTTGTTGTAGTTATTATGTCTTTGATATTATATATTCCATGATTATTTGTAATATTTGTATATTTATTTATTAATCTAATTTCATTAATATTTAATTCCCTACTGTATATTCTTAAATTTTTAAACATTTTCTCACCATTGTAATTAGATAAATTATTATTTTCTTCAACAATACCATTTATATACAAATTATTTAAATTATTAGTTAATATTGTATCATCTAAATATCTAAATTCATATTCAAATATTATTTGCTGATTAATACCATTTATATATATAGAAGGGTAAAATTGTTTTGTGTTGTTATTATATTTTGAAATTAAGGTAATAGTATTCCAATTATTATATATAGAATCATCATAATTACATTTTATTTTAAATCCGAATCCATAATTTTTTTTTGTCCAACTAATTATATTACTACTACCATTTTGTGCAATACTTAGAATAAAAATATTATTTGTATAATTCATTCCCATTAAAAATTGTGTATTATATTCAGGTATTTTAGTAATATAAAAATCTATACTTAAAGTACTTTCATCTATAGTATTTAATATATTTTTACAGTGTGCATTAGGAATTTCTATAAATTTATTATTATATATGACAATATAATCTGAATTTAATTTATAATTACTATTATCTATATCTAGTATTTCATTATTAATTAAATTAATTAAATTATTATTAAAATTGTAATATGTTTCTAATTTATAAAATTCACTTGCTATTAAATTATTTGTTTTTGTAATATCATAATTATTTATTTTATTATTTTGATATAATAAATTAATACTATTATCTGTTAATTTAGTATTATATATTTTAAAATTATTAATTTGGAAATTACCTGTAGCATTGCCTATATAAAATTTATTATTTATTGTATCATTAAATGTTATTAATTCTATAAAATCATCATATCTATTTACTATTTTATCATTTTGATATAAAGTTATATAGTAATCATTGTTATTTTTTGTAAAAATAATACATATAAATATAAAATTATCATTAGATAAAATTTTATATTTCAAAGTATTTGTATCATTAATAATATAAAATAAATGGTTATTATAATTATACTGAAATTTAAAATAATTATAACTATCATATATTATATCACAATCATTATTTCCTGTAATATTAATCCAAAAAGATATTGTAAAATTATCTGTTAATAAATTATTAAAATAAAAATTATTTATTTCATATTGTTTAAAAATATTTAATGTATCATAGTATAAATTATCAGTTGTTGTATATGATGTTGTCAATGAATTATCAGTTGCCAATAAATAATTACTTGTATTGTGAGAATATTTAATTATAACTATACCAGACCCACCATCACCTCCTTTATTATTACTATTATAGTGAGAACCGCCTCCACCACCACCTCCTGTATGTTTTCCAGCATTACCACCTGGACGATTTGCCCAACGATTTGTTCCTCCTGCGCCACCTGGTTCGCCTTCATTTAACCCCCCTTCACCTCCATAAGTCATACCAATTGCACCGCCCCCACCGCCGCCTTTACCTCCATTACCACCTGTTGTTGAATATCCAGAACCACCACCGCCTCCTCCCCAATAATACAAAGTACCTAATATATCAAATGCTAATCCATCACCACCTCTTTGTCGTTCACTTGCATCATCTGAACCACCGCCGCCAATTTCTCCGGCACCTCCGCCTCCACCACTATAATGCGATGTTTTACCATATGCCCCTCTATATCCTTGACCATCAATGCCTGTTCCTGCATCATTAATATCATTATTTGCATTATAACCAGATGAACCACCACCAGAACCGCCATTACCAGCTTTACCCTGTAGTGTATGATTATGTGGACCAGACCCTCCATATCCTCCACCAACAGCAATATGTGTATCAAATTGAGAGTCAGAACCGGAAGTAGCATTTATTGTGTAGTGGTGACCTCCAGGTTGTCCATTTGTACCTGCTGCAGGTGCTCCAGTACCACCATTACCAACTTTTATAACTTTTTTACCTTTTGTAACTAAAGTATTTTGTAGATATATAATACCGCCACCACCGCCACCGCCACCCATATCCATGCCACCGCCACCTCCTCCAGCAACTATTAATATATCACATATAGTATCTTGTAAAAAATTAATATTATATGTGGTTTGATTATTATTGTTAATTAAATCATCATATTTAAAAATAATGTTACAATTATCATAATTAATTTCTATATTATTATCATTATAAATAGATGACAAATCATTATATTTGGATATATTATTTATTTTTCTATAATTTTCAATTTCAAAAACATTATTATATAAATTTGAATTAAAAGTATAACTAATTAATAAATTACTATAGTTAACATTATCATTATAAGTATATAATTTATAAATATTATTATCAATATTGTTATGTATTATTTCATAATTAGAATTATTTATATCAAAATTAGTTTCTATATCATAATTTGAATATATTACATTAGAATAAACATTATAAAAAGATAAATCAATATTATTAATAAAAATTTCATTATTTAGTGATTTTTGTTCAATATTTTTAATAATAATGTTACTAATATTACTACTAATGTATTGAGCCATATTATTATTAATATTTATCTATTTATATAATATTCTTTATTTTAAAAATATTATTTTTAAATAGAAATGAGTGATAAATCGACAAATTATTATACTACTATAGATGGATTAAATTATGATAAAAAAGTGTTAGATCTTGCAGACGAATTAATAAAAAAAAAAGGTGACGGTAGATTATCAATAAAAGATACCGAATTATTAATAGAAAAAATATTTGATAAAAAAATAATAACAAATACAGAATATAGAACAATATTTTATCTTTTAAGTAAATATAAATTTACAAAACAAGGAAAAGAAAATTTTTTAGATAAATTAATTAAATTTAATAACTAATTTTATTAACATTATTTTTCCATTTTTTAAAAGTATTTAATGCACTTGTATTTTTTAAATGTATTAAATTAATATTTTTATCTTTATTACTTTTTTCAAATTCTTTATATATTTCATTATCATCAAATCCAATATCCGCTGCATCGTGACGTGTATTTGCATAATAAACAGTATTAATTCGTGACCAATAAATAGCAGATAAACACATGGGACACGGTTCGCAACTAGTGTATAAAGTACAATCTTGTAAATTAAAAGTATTTAATTCTTTGCAAGCTTCTCTAATTGCAACAATTTCTGCGTGTGCTGTTGGGTCATTTAAAACAGTTACTTTATTATTACCGATTGATATAATATTATCATTTTTTGTAATAATTGCACCAAAAGGACCACCATCACTATTATCTGCCGCATTAATAGCATGATTAATAAAAATATTATTTAATCGATTCTTATGTAATTCATAATAACTATCATTAAAAGTGCTGTTCATTTAAAATAAAAGTAATATAAAATTAATCAATTTTTTTATAAAAAATAATATTAATATAAAATAATATGGATATAGAAGTTAAACCAAAAAATTGGATATTGGAAAATAGAATTGGTTATAATAAAAAAATAAATAATACATTTAATCGTAGTAAGTATAAAGATACAAATAAAAAAGAAAATTGTAAATGTAAAAGTGATAACTGTGATATAGATGTAAAAACGATAAGTTTATTTCCACACCAACGAATATTAAGAGATTATATTCAACTTGATAGTCCTTATCGTGGTATATTGGCATATCACGAATTGGGTTCAGGTAAATCAGCTGCATCAATCGCAGCGGCAGAAATTTTTATGGAAAAAAGAAAAATATTTGTATTAACACCTGCATCATTAGCAAAAAATTATGAAAATGAATTGATGAAAATATCAACTTTAGGATTAAATATGAAAAAAACGTGGACTTTATTAAAAATAACAGGTGATTTAAAATCAAAAACACTAATAGAAAAATTAATAGAATATGGTATAAATATTAAATATATAAAAAAGGATAAACAAATATGGTTACCACTTTATAAAAATGATTTAAATGATTACGCGAGTGTTATAGAAAATGATGTTACATATAGTTCGTTAAAAAGTGATAAAAAAAAAATAATAGATGATATAATATTACATATTATTAGAAATAAATATAAATTTATAAGTTACAATGGTTTAACACAAAAAATGCTTACAGAAATGGGAAAAGATATATTTAATAATTCATTTATAATAGTTGATGAAGTTCATAATTTTATAAGTAGGGTAGTAAATGGTTCAAAAATAGCAAGAACAGTTTATAATAATATGATGAATGCAGATAATTGCAAATTAGTGTTATTATCTGGTACACCAATTATAAATAATCCATATGAAATTGCTAGTTTAATAAATTTATTAAGAGGACCGATGGAAATATTTAAAATAAAATTACTATCATCTTCAATAGATGTTAGTGATAAAATATTAAAGGAAAAAATTAATGAATTAAATATAAATAAATTTATAGATTATATTTACTATAATAATAGAGAAATAAGTATAGCATTATTACCAGAAGGATATATAAAAGAATCTAAATCAATAGAAATAGTAAAATATAAATGGGAATATACAAAAGATAAACTAATAGAAATAATTAAAAGTGAATTAGAAAATATAAAAGGATTAAAAATAGGTATAAAAAAAACAAAGGAATTATATTATGCGTTACCAAATAATAAAGATGATTTTGATAAAATGTTTATAGATTATAAAGATGAAGAGAAACCAGTAACAAAAAATTTAGATTTATTTCAAAGAAGAATATTAGGTACAGTTAGTTATTATAGAACATCAGGAAGTGAATTTTTTCCTGAATTATTGCCAATAAAAATACAATACTTAAATATGTCAAACCATCAATTAACAAAATATGATGAAGTAAGAAGTAAAGAAAGAAAAATAGATGAAGCGAAAAAATTTCGTAAAAATGATATGGATGAAAAATCGTCTGTATATAGAGCATATAGTAGAATGGTTTGTAATTTTGCATTTCCTGAAAATTTAGAAAGAGTATATCCAAGTGATATTAAAAATATATTACGGAAAGAATTAGATATTGTAGCGGAAGATAATATAAATGAAGAGATAGTGGTAAATAATGATTATGAAAATAAATTAGATAAAGTAATAAAAGAATTGGATACAAATGAATATTTATCAAAAGAAAATTTAAAAAATTATTATAGTCCAAAATATTCAAAAATGTTAGATGATATAGAAGAATCGCCTGGTTCTGTATTAATATATTCACAATTTAGAATGGTAGAAGGTTTAGGAATATTTAGTAAATCTTTAAATTATAATGATTATAAAGAAATAATATTAATAAAATCAGAAAATGGATATAAATATAGTGATTTATCAGTATTTGATGAAAAATATGATAATAAAAGATATATAGTATTTAATAGTGATAAAGAAAAAACAAATCAATTAATACATTTATTTAATGGAGAATTTTCACAATTAAATGGTGAGTTATATAATTCATTGCCAGATAGAATAAAAAAGAATAAGGATATTCAATTATATGGTAAATTAGTTAAAGTATTGATGATAACACAATCGGGTGCAGAAGGTATATCATTAAAAAATGTAAGAAGAGTATTAATAATGGAATATTTTTGGAATTCAGTAAGAATAAATCAAGTTATAGGAAGAGCGGTAAGAACGTGTTCTCATCAACAGTTGCCATTAAAAGATAGAAATGTACAAGTATATTCATATATAATGAAATTAACCCAAGAACAATTAAAGAAAAATTTTACAATAAAAACGATGGATAAAGGAATAACAACAGATGAGTATATATATAATATTGCGAAAAATAAAGAGGAATTAATAAATAGTTTTTTAAAATTATTAAAAGCGTCAAGTTTTGATTGTGTAATTAATTCAGAAAAAAATAAACCATTAGAAAGTGGATATAAATGTTATAATTGGCCTATAAATGTAAATAATAAAAAATTATCATTTACGAAAGATATAAATAAAGATAATAAAATATTAGAATTTCAAAAATATACCAAATTAAAAAAGGGCAAAGGTAAAGTTGTATTAATAAAAAATAAAAAATATGTTGAATTAAATAATAAATATTATGATTATAATAGTTATATAAATTCAGGTATATTACTACCAGTGTAAATAAATCTAAAAAAAAAATATTATAATTTATAAATGGACACTAAAAATACAAACTATTGTATTTTTATTAATAAATTTCAAAAAAAAAAATGTAATATAATATGTGATAATTGTTTATATTGTGATAAACATATTAAATATAAAAATATTAAATTTTTTGAAATTATAAATAGAATATTAAAAAAAAAAAATAAACTTTTTATAGATGCTATTGATGATATATATTTATTATTTAAATATATACAAAAATATAAAGATACGAATGACTTAAAAAAACTGTTATTTATAAAAATATTATCATATTTATTTAATAAAATAGTATTAATTGAATTGTTTCATTGTTATAATATAAAAAAAAATAATAATAAAAAAACAATTATATTAGAAATTTATAATATATTTAATACAACATATAAATTAACAGTACATATAAATAAAATAATTATTATTCAAAAAAATATTAGAAATTATTTATATAAATTAGTTAATAAAAAATATAATATAAATGAAATATCAAATGAAAATGATCCATTTACATTAGATAAAATAATAGATATACCGAAAAAACTACGTTTTTATTTTAAAACAGGTAATAAAATATATTGTTTCAATGCCATAGAATTTGATTATTATATAAAATTAAACAATATAAATCCTTGTACAAGAGAAATATTAGATGAAAATATAATAAATAAATTAAAATTATTTATAAAATATAATAAATTAAAAATAAAAGAAAATAAAAAGGAATGGGATACAAAGGAACAAGCATATACAGATGTTGTATATTATATGGAAAAACTTGGTTTTTATAATAATGTATTATGGTTTTTAAAATTAAAATTTAATAATATTATAAATATAATAAATATTTATAAAGATTTAACAAGTGATATTGATATAGAAAATAATTATTTTAATGAAGATTTATTATTGATTTTAAATAATAATAATTATGTGAATGTATTTGCTAATGAAATTATAAATTTATTTAAAAATGGTAACGAACATTTTATACTATGTTGTAATTTTGTAAAAGCATTAGCACTTGTTTCAAATGATTTTTATGATAATTTACCAGATTGGATTTCTAATATAAATTCAACTACTAATATGACAATATTTTTTGATACAAATTTTGAACCAATTGAAATAAATAGAGTACATAATAATATATCAAATATTGGTATAAATTTAGATAATATTATAGATAATACAACAATATATTATTTAATGGATTTATTTAATAGATAATCTTTTTTTTATTTATATATATTAAAGATATGGATAATAAAGAAATTTATTATGAATATAAAGATACAAAAAGGGAAACTAAGCCAGTAAAAAAGAAAAAAACAAATTATATAAATAAGTTAAAAATATCATTATATTGTTTAATATTATTTATGATTTTATCGAATAAAAATACTTATAAAATAGCAGATATTATTGTAAAAATTTTTAGGAAAGATACAAATGATATAATTGATGAAAATGGTAATCCATTAATTTTTGGAACATTTATTATTGGATTATTTTTTGCAGTAATAATATTTATATTAAATTAAAAAAATATTTAAGCATAATATTGATTATAATATATAGCGAAGAAATGACTGATAATTTAGAATTAAAAGAGTTAGTAAAAATAGGTGAGGAAAATGTTCAAGAGGTGGAGAAAAAACAAAATAAAGTAAGTAATCAACAATTAAAATTACTAAAATCATATAGAGATAAAAGTTTAATTGTAGCAATTTTATGTAAAAGGTCTTATGAGTTTTATTCTACTATTAAAAATTTTGTTAATATACCATTGATTTTATCTAGTACATCATTGGCAATATTAAATAGTGCAAGTTTAACAGGTGATCAAATGAAAATACCAAATATTGTTATAAATAGTGTAACAGGATTAACACTTGCGATGATAAATAATTTTAAAATTAATGAAAGAGTAACAGTATTTCAAAATATTTCTAAAAAAATGAATAAATTAAATCATAGAATAGATGAAGCAATGATTAATGATACAGAATCATTAGATTTTTATAAAATAACTAATTTTATTAGAGAATATGAAACATTAATTGAACAAATTGATTATAATTTCCCAAATAGTATTAAGAAAAAAGTTTATAATAAATTTAAAAATACAAATGTTTCTTTACCTAATACACTAATTGCCTTTGACGATATGGCAATAAGTGATTTATCCCCTGATAATATTAAAGCGACTGCTACATTAGGAAGTGAATTAGTATAAATTTATTTTTTTTTATTATAATATATATGGTTTATTTAGATTAATTATTTGACTATCTGGTGGTTTTACATATAAGGGTGTATGATATGAAAACAATTCGTTAAATAATTTATTTTCAAAATTTTTATTATTTTTATATTCCGGTATATTATCGAAAATATTAATTGCTCTATTTATTTTATATTTTAATTTGTTATTCCAACCATAATCTTCATAACTTATAAAAGCATTTAATATTCTATAATAATCAACATATTTATTAGAATCATATAATGGTGATGTTAAACCATAATCCCAAATTATCCATAAATAACCTTTATTTTCTAAATAAATATCTTTATTAAAAATATTATAATGTATATATCCACCTGGTTTTATTTTATGATATAAAAAATTACCCCAATGACAATCATTATGTGATAATTTTATTTTTTTATGAAATGTTAATATACATATAAATATTTGTTCTAATGTATTTATTAGTAAATTTTTATTATTATTATGTTTACATTCTTCCATAAATATTTTTAAATCACCTGAAAACATCTCGTTAAAATTAACAATAAATTTGTTACATCTTTTAATCGATTTTGGCAAATAAACACTAAAATCTTTTAACTTAGTATCTTTTTGTATAAAACTATTAAAATACATAATTGGAAAATGTGGCGTCTCATTATTCATAGTTTTTTCTGTTGCTTTCATAATTAATTGAATTTCATTTCTATTATCTTTTGTATCACACATTATTTTTCCACAAATATTATAAAAATTATCATTATGTTTATACTTTACATTATAAATCGTACCATATACACTTTCTGAACCTATTTTTTTATATAAATGAATATTATTTAAATAATAATTATCTTTTTTAATTATTTTAAATTTTTCTGCTGGAATTTTTTTAGATTCAAGTTTTTTAATTTCAAAATCTTTAAACATTCCTTTATGAACATTTTTCGCATATTTTATTCTATTTTTTAAAGTAAATGTTTTTGTTACAAATGGCAATAAATGTTTTATCACAATATCGAATGCTTTTCTTTTTTTTTGAGCAGTGTTTTCATTTGCATTATTTAATTTTACCTTTTTCCATATTTTTTTTAACTTTGATATTTTTTCTATTGTATTTAATGATTTTTTTGCAGTTAATAACTTTTTTATTTTATTACATCTACCTGTTACAGGATTTAATATTTTACCTTCAGGACATATTTTTTCTTTTTTTAAAACTATTTTATTGCATCTACCAGTAGCTTTATTACATATTTTTTGTTGTTTTTCGCATTTTTTTATTTTTAATTCATCGCATTCAACCATTTTTTGTTTCTATTATTATTATAGATTAAATTTTTAATAATACATTATTATAAAAATAATCTACTACTGTTTCCCATCTATAGTGTGTTATTATATATTCTCTTGCTTTTTCACCGTGTGATTTTAATAATTCTTCATCATTATAATATTTCCAAAATGCATTACCATAATCATCTGGAGAACCAATTTCTGCTTTACCACCGATACCTGCAGATTTACAATCTAAATAAATTGCAGTACAAGGTCTTATAAGAAGTGCAAAATCGTCTAATAAAAAATCAATCATTCCTCCAACATATGATGATATTTGACCTTTGCCAAGTGCGGCGGATTCAAACCCACATAATCCAAAACCTTCGCCATCAGCAGTATTTAATCCAACATCACAAGCATTATATAATATATTAATGTCTCTATCAGATAATTGTTGTGGCATATCAACAGATATTATTGTTGTTTTTGCAAATTCCCAAGGCACATTAGTAAATTTTATTTCATTTTCAAATATATCCATTAAATCCCAGTATGCATTCATAGATGTACCTACTACAAGTTTAACATTTCTTTTATTTTCTTTATTTTCATTATAAAATTTTTCTAAAAATTTACACCATCCTATTATGGTAATATCCCATCTTTTTCTAGGTTGATTTCTATTTAAATTTAATACTAAATAATCATCTAAAGGAAAATTTAAATACATTCTTGCTATTTTTTTATCAACTGGATAATATAAATCTGTATCAAATCCGTGTGGGAAACAATATAATGGTTTTTTTATACCTAATTTTCTTGCGATATTTTTCCAGTATGGTGTAAATGTTATAACAGCATCATAAAAAACATTAAGTAATTCAATATATTTCTTTTTTTGATAGGGATAAACTTGATCCATATATGAAACTAATTTAAAATTCTTTTTTTCATCCCAACATTCTTTAACTATTGTATGTGTTAAAGCTGTTGTAATCATTGAGTCATTAAATATAATTATAATATCCTGTGGGTGTTTTTTTATATAGTCGCCAATTTCTTTTTCACCAAAACCATTTCTTCTAGGATTTTCATTGGCCATTACATCATATAATATTATTTTATCTGATAAATTATTTCTTAAATTAGAACCACTTGTATTATTTACATTTTGGAAACCATATATTGTTAATTCAATATCATCATATTTTTCCATATTTTTACATATATAATAGACAACTTTAGAATAACCATTACTTGTGCCTATAGGATAAGTGCCACATAACATTACACGTTTTTTATTATTTTTCGATTTATACCACCATGAAGATTTATTATCATTAGAAACATCAACAGTATTATTTGGTTCTTCATTATCAGTTGTTTCTTTATTTTTTAATGAATATTCGCCAACAACTATACTATTATTTAATAAAGAATTCATATATTATAATAATTTATTTTATTAACTCTTTATATAATTAAAAAAATTTTCTGCTTTTATAAAACCATCTAATATTAGATTATCTATATCTAATTCTGTAAAATCATATTTAATATTATTGTCACACGTTTTTAAAGGAATCATTTCATTAATGGGTGAATCTTCTATTATTAGTAAATTCGCATATTCATTTTTTATATATTTAAGAAATGTACTTTTACTAGAATTTTTTATTAATATTTCTATTAATTTTCTACTATAATCTATAAAATTTATTTGTGTATTTTTTTCTAGTTTATTTACTTTATAATCATTTTTCACATTTATTACTATTCCAAGTATATTATCTTTATTAATATTTTTAAAAATATTTATTGGAAAATTATTAGACATTAAACCATCTACATAATATTCACCATCTATTAAAACTGGTATCCCTAAATATGGTATTGTAATAGATGCATGTGTTGCGTCAAATATACTTACATTTGGCGTATTATCAGTAGAAAAAATTATATTTTCCGTTGTGTTTATATTTGTGGCACTTATATATAAATTAATACCAAATTTTTTTGATAATTCTAAAAATGTAATATCCGTTTCATTATATTTTTGATTAAAATATTCTTTAAGTTTATTTGTTATTATGTTGAAATTTAATATACCATTATATAAAAATATATTTCCTATATTTTTTTTTGTTACTATTAATTTTTCCTCTTTTACTAAATTTTTAATTATTAATTCTAATTCTTCAATATCAATACCAATTGAATGCGCCAAACAAAATAATGAACCAACCGAGTTACCAGCTATATTTTTAACATTTTTTAATTTATTTTCAATATAAAAATATCTAAATATACCTAGTAAAGAGATACCATATAATCCCCCGCCTGATATTACAATATGTGAATATTGTGTCATTATAATAAAAATATTATAAATTTTTTATATTCTTTTTAACTCTTTTAACTCTTCTAATAACGGTAATAATATTTGAACAGTTTGTTTCATTCCTTTATGTAATGCCAATTCTGTTAATAAATCTAATAAAAATATAACAAATATTCCAATTAATATAAATAAAACAATATTAATTATATTTTTATAGAAATTACTTATTTTTGGTGGAGTTTTTTCTTCCTTTATATATAACTTAACCATTTCCGATATTTTATCTTCTAAATTTTCACTTTCTTTTTTTACAACAACATCAATATTATTTTCTTCCTGTTTATCTTCTAACTCTTTTTCTTGATTTTGTATATCATTATCAGGGATTTCATTATTTATTACTTTCGTTTTTTTTGGTACCAATACATATTCTTTATTATTTATTATTAACGGTTCCTGTGTTTTTAAATTAAATTCTTCTGACATTAATTTATTTTTTATTTCTTTTTGTGGATAATTTATATTTCCCATATCATTAATATTTATATAATTATCTAAATCTTCATCGTAATATGGTTCAATATCTTTTATTTCATCATTTAAAATACTGTTGTAATTATCATATATATTAATATTACTGCCTTCAATTTCTGTAAATTCTTTATTTTTTAAATTTCTTTCTTTTAAATAATCTTCAAATACTTTTGTATCTTCTGTTATTTGTTTATCTTTAATTGGTAATTTATAATGTGGTTGTTGTATTGGTTCGCAATTTTTATATTCTTTTTTATAAGGTTCTATTATATTGTTTTGTTCTGTTACAGATTTATCTTTCTTTTTTTTCTTTTTATCAATATTTTCTCCACCCTTTGATTCAAATATTGGAATATTATATGCTTCCGTTAGTGTAGAATAATTCATTTTATATAATATATCTCTATTATACATTATTAAAAAAATAATTATAATATATAGAACAATAAATAATGGAACTTGATTATTATACCACGATAAAAAAAATTATATTGGCATTAGTTACTGGCATATTATGTGCATATGTTATTATATATGCATTAAGACCTTCTGTACCTTATCCTGATATTATATTAGAATTATTCGATAATAATATATTATTTATCATATTATTAATAAGTAATTTTTATTTATTTTTAATTGATAAATTAATTGGTACGCTATTTTTAACCTGTATTATATCACTCGTATTTGATTATTATATTTTTATTAAAAATGAAAAAAAAATAATACACGAACAGTTTATAGATTATAAAACCGATGAAAACATTATTAATTTTAAATATAATATTAAAAATAATATATTAGATTATATAAATAAACTTTTTTAATCTGTATTTACATTCCAATAATTATTTTTACTTTTAGTTCTAACAATTTTAATTATATTATATATGTATATATATGACATTATTATAAATATTATTAAACTTAATATATATATAATAGTATTATACTTTTCTGTTACTGATATTAGTACTAAAATTATTGTAAATAATAATGTTAAATTTATAAAATACATTATATTTTCTTTATAATATTTTATATCTTTTTCAATTGTATTTAAATTAGAATTTTTAATTTTTTTATATAATTTATAATGTTCATCTTTATTTTTTGTTTCTTTAAGTTCTTTTTTTAAGACTGGATTTATATTATTATAATATAATTTATTATAATTTAATACAACTAATAATTCTGATGCTTTACTGTTATTTAATATTATTAAATCATCTATTGTTTCTGTTGTAAATTCTTCATAATATTTTTTATTATTATATAAATAATAATAACATATTACATATATTACTATTATTATTATTGGAGTGATATATACAAATTTTTTATTTTTTATTTTATTTATTTGTAATAATAAAATGCCCATTACTATAAATATTAATAACATACATACAAATAGTAATTTTAATTTCAATATTTTATCTTTTTTTATCTTAATTAAATCTTCTATTTTTTCTATTTTATCTTTATTATTTAAAACATTCTCATTTGTATTTTTTATACTTAACGAATTTTGTATCGCATCTTTTACTTGTTTCGTTTCATTTTCATCTGATTTTAATTTACTAGTTGATTCTATTAATTTGTCATAATTTATATTTTTATTTTGCAATAATTTAATAAATATTTCATCACTAATTTCAATATTTTTGTTTATAATACTTTTATTACTAATATATCCCGAACTATTAATTTCTCTTAAATTTTTTTTTAAAGTTTCTAATAATATATATTGTAATCTAACTTTTAAATTATCATAATATACATATCGCATATAATATTTATTACTATCCGCCATATCTATTAATTCAAAATTATCTACCATTTTTGATAATAATTGTGTTAAATTAACATTGGCAGTTTCTATATTGTTTATTGATATTTTATTATATAGTGGTTTAGTAATTTTAAATTTTACATCATAACCATTTTTAACAAATAATACATAATCATTTTTTATTTCATAAAATAATTTTATATTAAACTCTTTATTATATATACTACTATCTAATATATAATTATTGTTAATATACATATTAATTATTTTGTAAAATTGAATTAAAAAGTCTAAACAAAATATATAGAAATATATTTTATTATCATAATAATAATAATGAATGTATTCATAATAATCGTAAGATATCGGTTTATTATATTTTAAAATTTCATTACTTATTTTATAAATATTATCTGCACTTTTAATTTCACTATCTAATAACTGTCTTAAAAAATCTTCATTTAATAATTCTTTATTAGAAAAAATATCACTAACAAAATTATGTTCTAATTTGTGAACATTTATTTTTTCTGTATCTTCTAATAATTCACTTACAAAAGCGGCGGCCCGTAGTGACATTTTATATATATTAAGTACTCTATATTTTATTAATAAAAATATTTATAAAAATTAGATTAAATATGAATTATGTTGACCCTATATCTTATTTACAATTAATTTTTATACATATTGGTGGAAGATTTTTAAAATTTAATATTACCCCCGTGCAAGAAAAAATATTAAACTCAAAAATAACACAAGGGCTTATTTTTTATTCACTTTTGTTATTTAGTACTAAAGATGCAACTAAAGCATTTATTATTGTATTTATTTCATATTTATTACTATATTTTATTTTAAATGAAAATAGTAAATACAATATGATTTCTAAAAAATGGTTAATTAAAAATAAATTTATAGAAGATGATAATTTTATTTCCGATAAGCAATTATATTTGCAAGGTTTTAAAAATTTAAATTAATTTTTTTCAAAATATTTATTTCTTGACTTAGTACGAAGTATTTGTGTTATTTTGTATATAAATATTATTGTAAATATTGTAAATAATATTATAAATATTAAATTTACTAAAGATACTGATATATATTTATATAATATCATTAATATTGATAATAGTAAACATATTGATATTACATAATCAATTACTATCTTTTTATATTTAATATTATATAATCTTTGATTTTGTTTATTTTTATTTTTCATATAACTTAAATTATATGCATCATTCTTTTCTTTAAATTTATTATATTCCTTTTTAAGTAATGGATTAACTCTTTCATAGTATGTAGGTGTTGTTATATCTGTTTTTTCTATTTCATTAAATGTATTAAATATATTATTTATTTTATTATTATTGTCTCTTATTATTATTGAATTTGTTTTCACCCTTAATGGTCTATCTACCGCTTTTACCCAAACACTTTTATCAATAATTTCATCATTTTCATTTATTTCTGTTTCTTCTTTTTTATATTCTAATAAATATCTAAAATATGTTGTATTATTTAATAATTTTGATTTTGCATTACTTGCTTGTGTTTCTATGTTATTATATATTTCATCTGGATTATTAATATTTAAATTACCTGGTGCCGGATATATTGTTGTCGTTACTAAAATATTTTTATCATTTTCATAATATGTGCTTTCTTGTGTTTCGAAATTTTCGGTATATTTTATAATATAACCGCTTAAATCTTTTAATAATATATCATCTTCAGATAATTCATTTGTTTTTGGTTTTATTTCTACTTTATCTGACGTTATACTGTCTATACTAAATCTATTTTTATTTACATCCAAAGACATTGCTAAATCATTTAATAATATATCTTTAAATAATGCTCGTTTATCTATTTCTTTTTGTGTATTTAATCCTATTATACCTGCGTGTTTATAATCTATATTTAATTTAAAAGTTACTATCATACTCTTTTCGGTATTATCTTCTAATTTTTTCAATTCTTCATTTAATTGACGTTTTCTAGTTCTAAATATATCTTCTTGTTCAATTCTGTTTTGTATTGCCTTCATTTTTAAATCCCTTAATCCGCTTAATTCTGTTTCTAATTCCTTTTTTCTTTCTAATTTTTTATCATCTATTTCTAAACGTTTCTGTAATATATTTGATGATAATTCACTGCGTTTTTCTGCTAATTTTATACTATGTAGTTCCATTATATTTTTACATTCTTTATATACAATTGCTTTATCATATTGTGTATTGTATTCTTTTTTTATATCTTCCAATTTATCTTTATTTAATACATTTAATTCTCTTATTAAATTACTGGTACTTTGTTTATTTTCTAATTCACGTTGTAATGCAGTTAGATCTGCATAATTACTGCTTATAATTGCATTATTAATTTCTATTTTATTTGTAGTTGCATTAATTAATCCTTGTAATTTTATGTTACTTGTTGTATAAAGGTTTATACGTTGTTTTCTTGTATCTAGTAAACTTTGATTTGAAGTATATGTTAGATAATCACTATTATAAATTCTTTGTAATATATCAATATTTGATGTAGCTTTTTCTAAATCAATTTTACCTGCTAATAAATCATCTTTAATTGATGTTATATTACTACTATGTTCTTGTGCCATTTGATATAAATCGTTTGCATTACTTTCTCCAACTTTTGCTGCTTCTACTAATAATTCTTTTTGTAATTTTTCTATTTCTGTTTTTATTATACTTTCTATACGATCTTTTATTTCTTTATTTATTTTTATTATAATTCGACCATTTGCCCCATTACCGCCTTTAATTCTACCACCACCACCACCCGAACCAGTATCTTGTTCTCCGTTGTTACCATTATCTAGCCCTGCGTCACCGTTATCATTATCTGTTTTACCACCCCCTTGTCCTTGTACGAATTCATCACTTTCATTTTTATTACATATGTAAATTTTATCACCATTTCCTTGTAAACTATCACGATATGTATAATATTCACTACCATCACTATCACTACATAAATTATATGACCCACCACCTGCACCATAATGTGTTCCTTCATATTCATAACCACTATCTCCATCATTTGGATTTTGTGTTATAGTTTCATAAGATAATGTTGAACTATCACTATAAGTAAATCCTTGAGACGTTTGTATATTATATCCACTTAACCCTCCTCTACCGTTATCTTTATTCCTAATAAACGTACCATCTACACTACCATCTCCACTACCATCTACACTACCATCTATATTACCTTCTATATCAGCACCTGATATTTGTCTAACAACATAATCTGGTACTCCTTCTATGTTAGCTGCTGGTATTGTTGTTAATATTAATTCAGCGCCTTTTGCTCTTATTTTATTTTCATTATTTAGACTTATTGTTGTATTTGTTGCTTGTTTTATGTTTTGACCGGTATCATCTTGTACGACCCCCCCTTCACCTATTTCAATTTTATATGTTTTTCCGCCAATTAATGTAAAATTTTCATTATGAATAACTGCACCACCACCACCACCTTCACCTAATCTTTTAAATCCACCGCCAACATTTTGTTGATATTTTGTACCAGCTGCACCTCCGCCAACTGCTAATATACTTGATTTAATACCGATAGTTCCATCATCCAGTTCATTAAATACATTTGGAACGTAAATACTATATTCTTTATTTTCTTCATATTTTAAATCTATTGTAATATCACCATTTTCATCAAATTTAACATAATCAGAACTTTCATCTGTATTAATATTAGTCCCAGTAAATATATTAATATTTTCTTCTGTTTCTTCTGCTCTATTTTTTATTTTTAAATAAAATTTTGATTCTAAATTCTCTGTATCAGTATTAGCTATTATATAACTATTTAATTCTTCTAATGACATAGGGTCAGAAGTAACATTAATATTAAAATCACTATTTGCATTTAATTTAAATTTTTCAATTTGTATACCTGAAAAATAATTAAATATATTTTTTATTATTCCTTTATTATTGTATATATAATTTGGATTATTATTTATAACATAATTTACAATTAAATATAATATAATAGATATAGTTAATAATAATATTGAAATTGATACATTTAAATTACTATATGTGTTATCTATAATAAATATAACAGTTATTGTTATTAATAAAAATATTACAAAATAATTCATAATATTTATTTTATTGTAATAACTATCATCAGAATTAATTTCAATATTTTTATTATTTATATTTTTAATTTTATTTGTTATATTTTTATTAATTTTATCTAATTCATTTTTATAAGCAATTGCTTCTTGTTCTTGTGATTTATTTAAATTTGCATACATTTCATTACTTAATTGTTTTTCAAAATTTTCAATATCGCTTTCTTTTTTTTTAATATTATTTAATAATTCTTGTGGTTCTTTATCCATATTTTTTTCAATATAATCACGAATTTCTCCTTTTTTTATAGTAATTAGTTCTCTTAATCTTTTTATTTCTGTCAAATTTGGTTTTCTATTTAATTTAAACTGTTTTTTTTCTGTATTTAATGCGATTTCTAATAATGAATTATCTTTATCACTAACTTTATTGCTAATATTATTTAACAAAACTGGATAGTCTTTCATTAATATATCATTAACTTCTTTAATTTTAACAGGATAATGTTTTCTATAATAAAAATATATTATTTTTAATATGATATATGTTAGTAATATTTTATTAAATTTATATTTATAAGATTCTGATAATAATTTGTGATAACTAATATCATTATTTATTATAATATCACTATTTTTAACTATTTTAATTAATTCGTTAAATGAATTAACATAATCATTATCATAACTATTAGTAAATATTCTTTGATTATTTTTAGAATATAATTTAATATCACTTAAATTAGTAATATCAGGTTGTACAAATTTATTTCCTGTAGTATTACTATTATTAAATTTAAATGTTATTACATAGTCCTCGATATTTAAGGCAGTATGATATACATTATTTATTTCATTTTCACTTGATAAATATTTACATCTTATTTTAAATTCATGATTATATAGTGATGCATTATCAATATTATATTTATTTTTTTTTATTTCAGCTAAATTTAGATAATATTCTCTTAAAAAATCATATAAAAACATGTATTTTTTCATATTTGGATTCATATAAAATGATGCATCTATTTCTGATAATTTATATTTTTTATTTTTATTAATATCAATTTTATCATAATCAATTACATTATCATTATCTGTATAATAATATATTATTTTATTTGTAAATTTATCATACGCAGATGATTTTATTTTATTAATATGAAGTAAATTATTATAATAATTATTTATATTTTTAATAAATTCTTGTTGATAATCACTTGCATTTACAAATATATCTTTTTTTTTTAATATTTTATCAAACATAGCATTTTTTGAAATACTATTAATTTCTACAAAATCTTGTTCTGTTATATATGACATATTTTTTATGTAGTATTCTATTGTTTATTTATAAATAAAAAATTAAAAAAAAATTATATTTCTATTTCTGGTAATTGCCAATATTTATTTCTATAATGTTTTTTAGTATGTTTTATTATATTAAAATATAAATTATTTAATAATAATATAAATGCAATTGTTCCTATTAATAAAATTAATAAATTATTATCACTTATAAATAATTTAAATATTAATAATAATACTATTAATAAACTAATTTCAATCATAAATTTAGATATATTATTATAATAATTATATTTGTGTTGTTTTGAATTTAATTTTGAATTTATTATTTTTTTCTTTTTATAATAATCAGATTTCTTTTCACGATAATAATTTAATTCTTTTATTAAATATGGATTTATTTCATCATAATATGTTTTATTTGTATTTTCTGACTTATTAATATAATTTATTATTGAATTAATATCTTTAATTAATATATTATTATTATTTATTTTATCTGTTAAATCTAATTTTTGTAATGGAAAAGAAACATCTGTAATTACTTCTTCACTTTCTTCTTCAGTTGTTTTTGTAATTTTTTGTAAATATTTTAAATATTTTTTATTTCTTAATATTGTATTACCACCTTTTGCTTTATTTGTTATATCTGTATATATATCTTCCGGTTTTTTACTATCTAATTTTCCAAATGCATTAGATGGATATATTACTGTATTTATTGATATATTACTTTCAGGTGATAATATTTCTATTTCAGATATATTAAATCTATTTATACCTGTTTTTGTAATATCAGCTAATTCTAGTATAATATTATTTTTAAAATTATTTTTTTCTATATCTGTATTTCCTGTAATTTTATTTAAAGGATTTGTATCTTTTAAACTTAATTCTAAATCTAAGAATACTTTTTTAGGACGATTTTCTATTTCGCTTTGAATATTTGCAATTTTTTGATCTAATATTCCGATTCCTTTTATAACATTTGATGTTTTCAGGTCTAATGTTTGTTTATCTGTTTTTAAATTTTGTTTAAATGTTTCGTGTAAATCTAAAAATTCTGTTGCAAAAAATACTGCATCTTGGTTTGAACTTTCTAATATTTCAGTTAAATTTGAGAATATTGCAGTATTTGATGTTATTTGTACTATAGTTTCATTTTGTATTAAATTATTTGATGCAATTTCTGCTTGAAATTCTATTGTTTTTGCATATTCTGTATCAATATTATTTTCAAATCTTATAAAATTACTATTAATTTGTTGTTTATATCTATTTAAATCTTTTATTTCTTCAGTAATATCACCTATATCATCTTCCATTGATGCCAAATCTCTAGCAGATGCCATTTTATTAATTAGTATAGTTGAGAGTTGGCCTTGTAAATCACTATTGAAATCATATAATTGTAAGTACGTTGTTTCTTTTTGTTGTTCTATTGAATATAATTCTTCATTAATATTATCAAAATTTATATTAAATGAAGCTATATTACTTAAAATTTCTTGATATTCTATAATACTTCCTGAAGCATCTTCTAAATCTTTAATTAATTGGTCTTTTTCACTTTTTAATGATGATAAAGTATCGTGTAATTCTTGTTCTTTACTATTTAAATTACTATATGCATATTGCATATTAGATATATTACTAGTTAATTCGCCAACGTCTTTATCACCAAGTTCTTCTATGGGAATCATAGAATTTATTATTTCAAATTCTATTAAATTACTAGTACTACTAACAGCATCGTCCCAAATTTGTACATTACTTTGATCATAATCATTAATAACATTTATATTACTATCTAATCGACTTGTTAAACTTTCAATATGTTGTAATTTACCTTTTAATTCCTCTATTTTACTAACAGAATCGGTTAAAGTAAAATATTCAATATTTTTATAATTAAAATAATATATTATAAATAAACTTGCTAATATACCAATACATATTATTCTAGCATTTCTGATAGATGTATTATTTAATATATTTAAATAAAATACTATAGTAAAAAATAGTATAATAATTGTTACTAATATTTTATAAACTGCTTTATTTGCTTCATCAGAATAATATTTTATATTGTTATTTATTCTATTAACATTATACTTTTCTAATTCACTTTTTCTGTTTAATTCTTTTAATTCAGATGTATATATTTCTGATTCTTCTATTCTTTGTGATTCTAATACAATGTCTTTTTTTTCTGTATTATCGATAATATTTTTAATTTCATTTAATTTAAAAAAAGTATTTTTAAATAGTTTATTAAATACCGAAAATAAAATATCTAATTTTTGTAGTATAAAATCTTTATTTTTAAATAAAATATTATCTGTATCTTTATTAATATTTTTATAAATAATAAATAATATATAATAATTTATAATTAATTTATAAAAACGATATTCATAAACTTTTTCTAATAAATGATAATAATCTAATGAATTATCTATTGGTATATTATTTTTAACAATTTGCTTAAATAATATATCAAAATTATCTGTAAATATATTATTATTATCATAATCTAATAATGTTCTATTTCTATCTATTTTAAATTCAATATCTAAATTTTTACAGCAACTAAAATCTATATTATTTTTATTTATTGGTATATCGCTATTATATAAATTTTTAATTTTAAATTTTCTTTCATATACAGTATCATCTAAACTAAAAGTTTCTTTTTTTATTTTTGCTAAATTTTTATAAAACTGAGATAAATAATCAAAATAAAACATATATTTTTTGGGAGCATCATTTGTATAATATGAAAAATCAATATCGTAGCAATCGCGTGTTGTATTTATTTCGTTATAGTCATAATCGAATTTATGTAAATTATTATCAATATTTAAATATTCATTATATAACTTATCTGTATTTAAAAAATATTCAGTTAAATCGCCAATGTATTGATCTATAGTTAGATTACCATCATTAAGATTATTATTAATACTTAGTATATTATCTTTATAATATTCAATTGATATATTATTATTGTCGGTATTGGGTGCAATAATAGTACTCATGTTATTTAACTATAATATAGTTCCTTCTATAAAACATATATATTTTTCTTTATTAAAAAAGTACATTTCTTAAAAAAAATAAAAATTTATAAAAAGTTTTATAAAATTTAAAAAAAATAAAGAAATGTACTTTTTTTTTAATCAAATTTAATATTAATCATTTCATTTTCATTAATAAATTTAATATTAATTAATTCATTATCACTATCTAACTCGTAAAATCGAATATTTATTTTTTCAATTGGTTCAAATATTTCTTTAATTTCTTTAAAAGTTAATTCTTTGTCATATATTCTTAAATCTTGTAAACCACCTTTAAAACTCGAATAATTATTTATTTTTAATGTATTATATTTAAATTGAGAATGATAACCCCCGATATATAAATTATTTTTATTAAAATTTGCTTTATCTGTTTCACATATATTATTTACTTCATCTGTTATTTTATAATAAAATTCACCAATCTGTTTTAAATTTTTATATATAATTAATTTATTATTATTTTTAGTTATAATCCAATGATTCCATTCATTATTATTAACATATAAATCTTTTTTATTATTAAAATCTAAATTATAAAATTTATTATTTTTACAAGGCATTTTAACATACAATTTATTATTTAAAAACCCAATTGAAAATATATTAGTATTAATAAATGAATTATTTAGTATATCTTGTGAATTTATTATATCATTATTTAAATATTTATTTATTGTTCCATTTGATAATATAACACGTTGTTTATTATCACTTTCATATAATATACTTATAAAAGATATAGTAAATTCGTCTCTATCATATAAATTAACATCTCGAACTTTTAATAAAGTATTTTCAAGATTTATATAATTCATTTTAATATTATTTACTTTTAATTCATCTATAACATTTATCATTAACTTATTGTTTTTAGATTTATCAATAAATGTATTATCACCTAATTTTTCATTACTTTTAAAAGGGAAATGTATTATTAAATTATCACTATGTTTTGTATCTTTAATATAATTAAAATTTGGTATTTTATTTAAATATTGTTTTAAATTAATTATTTCAGTAATTTTATCACCATATAATGATTTGCGTAATTTAGAATCAGGATTTTCCATTTGAATTAATAGTTCATTAATAATATCATCTGTATTTAAATAATTATTACTTTTTACTTCTATATTTACACGTATACTTCCTTTAGATATATCATTAATTTTTATTGATTTTGTATCAATATTTAAAGAATTTGATAATAAAGTTTTTAATGAGTTAATAAATTTAACACGTTTATAATAATTATTATCAAGAATACTATCATAATTTAAATCAAATACCATAACAAAATTAGCATAATTATCATAATTATTAATTATTGATAATTTATTAATTTCATTTAATAATGTATTTATACTATTAAAATAACTATCATATTTTATATAAGATTCAAATTCTAAATCTTTATTTTCTAAAATTTCATTAATTTTATTTTTTATTCTTTCGGATAATGGTGTAGGATTTAATGTTAATAAATTAATATTTTTTTCTTCTAATTTTTCTTTAAATGATATATATTTTTCAGCATTAATTTTATATTCAAATAAGTTTTTAGCTAATTCTTTAATATTTTCTATTTTTGTTTCTTCTTTTAATTTATTTTTAAACTTATTTTGTTCTATTATTTTCATTAAATTGGTTTTAAATTTATCAATATTTTTCTCATGTTTTGATTTATTATCTATAACATTTTTAATATTAATATCAGTACTTTTAATATCACTTTCTAAATCATTTATTGTATTTTTTTCATTATCATATAATAATTTTATATTAGAATTATCTGTATATGTTTCTAATATTTTTTCATATGTATCTAATTTATTTTTTTTATATTCTAATTCTTTATACGCTCTTTCTTTTATATTTTCAAGTCTTGCTAATTCATTTGTTAAAACAATTTCATTTAATGATATTACTTTATATGTATACGCTCCTATATTATTATTAGAAGTATTAATTTTAATATCATAATTCATAACAGATATATTTTTAGTTAATTCAATTAATTTATTAACACTTTTATCTATCAATAATTTAAGTAATATTAAATCAACTATTAATTTTTTTTCAAATATTTTTTCGTAACTATATTTAGCAGTATCATATCTTAATTTAGCTATTTTTTCAGTGGTTGATTCTCTTTTTAATAATACAATATCATCTTGTAATTTTGATATATAAGTTATATTTCCACTATCTTTATTTTCAATTAAGCGTTTTTCAAATTCTTCTATTTTTTCTTTTTTTATTTTTAATAAATTCTCTAAATTCTTTTCACTTATTTTTTTTGTAGTTTCTAATTCTTTTTCTTTTTTATTTGTTTCGTGAATAATTTTCATTATTTGTGTAATATCATTAATTATAATATTATTATATTTTTTAGTATTATCTAAATCTTTTATTTTTAAACTTTTTATTTTTTCTAATAATTTTAATAATTCTTTTTTATTAGTTAAAACATTATTAACAATATTTGTTAATTTTAAAGATTCTTCCACGACAACTTTATTTTTATAACTTTCTTGTAATTCTAACTTTTCTAATTCTTTTTTATAATTTTGTAATTTTTGTGTATGTTCTAATTCCTGTTTTTGATTAGCATTTAATTTTACAAATTTTTTAGTTATTTTTTCTGTTTTTTCTTTAATAATTTTTTCATGATTAGTGGTTAAATTATTTAAATCTTTATTTAATTTATTTTCTAATAATTTTAATTTTTGTATATCTAAATTAATACGTTTTTTTATAGAATTCGTATTTTCATCTTCATTTATAGAATTTAGTATTTTAAAATAATTAATATATTTTATTTGTAATTCAACTATATTTGATAATTTTAATTTTGTTTGTGTTATATTTTTATTACTTAATATCTCTTTTTTATTAATTTCATCTATTTCTGTTATTATATTTTTTATAATTGCATCATCTTTTACAAATAATAAATCATATTTTTGATTAAATGTAAGTGATGTTGTTTTAAGTAAATGTAAATTTGCTATAGTATTATCTAAATCAGTTTTAGCATCTTTTAATATATCAATTTGTCTTAATTCTTTTTCTAACAAATCATTTATAGAAGAATTTAATAATTTTATTTTATTAATATCTTTACTTAATTCTATATCATATTCATAAGTTTTTTCTAATCTATCATATCTAATTTTTAATTTATTTTTAATATCTCTTTCTGTATAAACATTTAATTTTAATAAATTAAGTATTTCTTGTTTTTGTCTTTCTTCTGTTTCTAGTAAATCATTATTTTTAAGTTCTATTTCTATATTTTCAATTTTTTTGATAATTGTTTCTATTAAATTTTCAGTATTTTCCTTTTCCTTATTTTTTATTTCTAAGGAATTATTTATTTCTTTAATTTTTTGGTCAATATCTGTTTTATTTTTTTTATTTAATTCTATTTTATCACTAATTTCTTTTTGAATTTTAATTTCTAATTCTAAACGTTGTTTCGCTTCTTTTAATAAAGTTTGTTTATATTCTAATTCATTTAATGCCAATTTTTGTTTTTCTATTTGATATAAACGTTTCATATCTAATTTATCTCGTTTTATATTTTCTATTTCTCCTAAAATTCTTGAAAATAATGCCGAATTTATTAACATTTTAGTGTGGTTATTTAAAATAGCAATTTCATTAGATGCGAAAGCTATTTTTGCTTCATTTAAATTTTTATTTGAAAAATTTACAATTTCAGTACTAATATTTTCAATACTATTATTTAAATTTATATATGGCGTTAATTGTAATTCATCTGCTAATATTTTTAATTCTTTATCTATATTTTTATCATATACACTGATAAAAGAATCATATTTAGTATCAATAAAAGTTTCAATAACACTAGTGTCACTATTTTTAGTTTCTACATCATTAAATAAATTTATTTTTGAAATAATACCATTATAATTATTTTCATTTAATTGAAAATTATCTAAATCAATGTTTAATATTTCTTTAACATTTTTATCATTATATTTTAAAATACTATCAGAATTTTTAGTAGCAATTTCAGCATTATTTAGAGTAATATTTGCTGATTTTTTTAAATATTGTAATTCATTATTAATTTTATCTAATAAGTCTTTTTCACTTAGATAAGTTTTTTCTACAATAGTTATATCTTTATTTAATTTTTCAATATTATCTTTTATATTTTGTATGGATTCATTTGTTAATTTATTCTCAATATTAGCTTCTTCAATTTTAAAATCAAAATTTAATAGTAATCTATTTTTATTATTAATTTCTTCATTAATATCATCAATATTAATATTAATATTTTTCAATGTATTTAATATATTACCTTTTTCATTAATTAATTCATCAATAGTAAAATTATCAATATTATTATAAATTTCTTCATAATCTATATTTAATGCAAACTTTTCTATTTTTATATTAATTAAATAATTATGTAATTTATAAAGTAAATATAAAAATATAAAATTATAAATACAAAATACAAATGTTATAATATATGTATTATTTTCTGAAGTTTTTTCTATTATTTTGTTAAAAGCATAAAATATAAATATTGAAAAAACTATAACAGTTGATATAATTAATTTATTAATTAAGTTTTTATTATATTTATAATAAACAGTATTATCTTTTGTTTCTTTTTCTTTAGTAATTAGTGGTTTTTTAGCAACAGGTTTATTATAAAATTTAATAGAAACAGTATTTTCTATAGGTTCTATAAATTTATTTGGGTCTTGAACAATTTTATTTGGTTTTATAACATTATATTCTTTAATTAAGTTTGATTCAATACTAAAATTAGTGGGTGTAATACTATTATATACCATGTAATTTTTGTTAATTAATTTTAAATATTTATTATTAAATTCTATAACATCATGATTACTTTTGGGTAATAAATTTAATATTTTTTGTACACATTTATTTCTATAATTATCATATTTTTTTGAAATATTAAGTGCATATAAATGTAATTCTTTATTATTTTCATTTATATAATTATTATTTATTTTTTCATCCATATTAATTAAATCAGCGTGATAAGTAAGAATAGGTTTTACTAATTCTAAAATTTTTTTGTTAAAATTTTTAACATCATTAAATTGTATTGTAGAAGTATATGTATTAGTATTTGTATTTTTAATAGTAATTATATTAAATGTTAAATAATTATTATAATCAGTTGTATGTAATTTATTATTATTATTAATATCATATTTAAATGGTATGTTAAATTTATAAGTATTATTAGAAAAGTCTTTAGTTGAAATAAAATAATAAAAATTTCTAATAAATTCTAATAAAAATATATGTTTATTATATTTATCAGTAATTAAATTAGAAATATTTAAATCACAAATATATTTATTTGATATATCATAATAATTATTAACAATATTTTCATATAGAAAAAAATCATTATTCGGATTATTAATATTATATTTGGTATAATATTTAATATCATTAAGATAAAAATTTTTACTTTTCAATATATTATTGCGGTTTTTATTTACATTAATACTTAAAAAATCATAAAAAATTGTTGTTTCATCAATTATACCTTTATTTTTAAAATAATCATTATTTTCAATATTAGTATTTAATTTTGGAATAGTAATATTGTTATTATTTATTAAATTATTTATATTTTTTTCAGATGTATTAACATTCATAATACTTTTTATACTCTAATTTTATATCATATAAAAAAACTAGTAATATATACTTGGTCTATAAATTTTTTTTCTATTAAATAAAATTAACTTTATTTGGTAATAGAAATCTTGTATTTAAAAATAAAATAAAAAAATGATAAAAATATATTTTATTTAAAAATATATAATATATAAGAAACTAATAAAAGAATGTCAATATATCCTGAACTATCTTATAGCGATCAAAAAATTGATATTCAAGATGTTAAAGGTATTCAATTTAGTGTATTAGGTCCTGAAGAAATTATTAAACGCTCAGTTGTAGAAATAACAAAAACAGATACATATGCGGGTAGTGAACCAATTATTGGTGGTTTATTTGATTCAAGAATGGGAGTATTAGAACATAATAAAATTTGTTCTACTTGCGAACAAAAAAATATATTTTGTCCAGGACATTTTGGACATATTAAATTAGCAAAACCAGTGTATCATGCAATGTTTTTTGATATTACAAAAAAAATATTAAAATGCGTTTGTTATAAATGTTCAAAATTATTAATTTCAGAAAAAACTCAGGACGAAAATATCAAAAATGATATTAAAAAAATATCACTTATTAAAAATAATCAAAAAAGATGGGAAGCATATTTTAAATTATGTAATAAAGTTTTATCAAATAATAAATATAGTTTATGTGGCGATGATGGTTCAATCGGTTGCAGTGCAAAACAACCGAATAAATATATGAAGGAAGGTTCTATGAAAATTATTGCTGAATGGAAAAATATTAAAAAAAAGGGAGATGAATTAAATGCAAATATAGAAGAGGATTATAGTTTAGAATTAACAGCAGAAGATGTTTTACGAATTTTCCAAAGAATATCTGAAGAAGATATGGAATTAATGGGTTTTAATCCTCAATGGAATCGCCCAGAATGGATGATATGTAGTGTTTTACCAGTACCTCCACCTAGTGTAAGACCTAGTATTATTGAAGAAAATGGGCAAAGAAGAGAAGATGATTTAACACATAAATTAAGTGAAATAATTAAAATTAATAATAATATTTATGATAAAATTGCAAAAGGTACGCCTGAAGAAACAATTAAATTAATTACTATGGTATTACAATATCATATATTTACATTTATTGATAATCAAATACCTGGATTAGCACCATCACAACAAAGAAATGGTCGTAAATTAAAATCAGTTTCAGATCGTATGAAAAAAAAAGAAGGAAGAATTCGTGGTAATTTAAATGGCAAACGTGTTGATCAATCGGCACGTTCAGTTATTACACCTGATCCTTATATTAGTATTAATGAATTAGGTGTTCCAATAAAAATTGCATCAAATATTACATTTCCGGAAGTTGTAAATAAATATAATATTGAAAATTTAAAAAAAGTAATATTAAATGGGCCAGATGTTTGGCCTGGTGCTAAATTAATTAAAAAATATAAACAAACTACTACCATAAATTTAAAAAATGCAAATTTAGAAAAAATGGTAGATGAATTAGAATATGGTGATGTAGTTCATCGTCATTTATCAGATGGTGATTATATTTTATTTAATCGTCAACCATCATTGCATAAAATGTCTATGATGTGTCATAAAGTAATTATTATGCCATATCAAACATTTAGATTAAATGTTTTAGATACACCACCATATAATGCTGATTTTGATGGTGATGAAATGAATTTACATTGTCCACAAAGTATTCAAACAATGTCTGAATTACAAGACATTGCTGCAGTGCCATATATGATAATAGCACCAAGAGATGGAAAACCAATAATAGAAATTGTACAGGATACTTTATTAGGAAGTTTTCGCTTAACAAAAAATAACGTAGAAATAAAAGATAAAACGATGGCAAATTTACAAATGATAAATAGTTATTTTACAGGTAGTTTATTTAAACCAAATAAAAATTATAATTATACAGGCAAGGAAGCATATTCTAATATTTTACCACCAGGTTTAAATATTGAAAGAAAAAATAAAGCAGAAGATAAGGTTATTATAAATAATAGTATTTATAATTCAGAATCTGGTTCTCTTGATAAAACAATATTTCATTCAAAATCATCTGGATTAATACCTATATTACATCACGATTATGGTCCATTTGAAACACAAAAATTTTTAGATAACACACAAAGATTAATATGTCGTTGGTTATTAACAGCAGGATTTAGTGTTGGTATTAGTGATTTAGTAACTGATAAAGAAACAGAATTACATTTAAAAACAAAAATTAAAGAAATGAAAGAAAAAGCATATTCAAAATTAGATGAAATTAGAAGAGGAATTATAGAAAATAATAGTATATTTTCAAATGAAGAATATTTTGAACGTGAATTAATTGCAATTTTAAATGAAACTACAAATCAAGTTGGTAAAATTGGTTTAAGTCAAATAGATGAAAAAACTAATCGTATGATTAATATGGTTAAATCTGGTTCAAAAGGCAAAGAAACAAATGTTGCTCAAATGATTGCTTGTGTTGGACAACAAAATGTAGATGGAAAACGTATTTCATATGGTTTCACTGATAGAACATTACCTCATTATACTAAATATGATGATGGTCCTGAAGCTAGAGGTTTTGTAGAAAATAGTTTTATATCTGGATTAAGTCCACAAGAAGTATTCTTTCATGCAATGGGTGGCAGAGAAGGTTTAATTGATACGGCAGTTAAAACAAGTGAAACGGGATATATCCAAAGACGACTTGTGAAAGCAATGGAAGATGCTAAAATTTATTATGATAATACGGTAAGAAATGCTGGTGGTACAATAATTCAATATATATATGGTGAAGATGGTATGGATGGTTGTAAAATAGAAAATCAATATATACCTTATATTGAAATGGATATATTAATAATGGAAAATATATATCATTTAAGAAAAATAGATAAATTAAATAGTTATTTAACAACAAAAGCAAATAAAGAAATTAAATTAGAAACATTTAAAAGATGTACAGAACATTATAATAAAATAATTGAAGATAAAAATTTCTTAATTAAGTATGTATTCAATTTAAAGAAAACTAAAAGTATAAATTATCCAATTCCATTTGATAGAATTATAAATAATGCTATAAAAAAATTAGAAGCAATTTCTATTAAATCAATTAAAACGGATTTAACACCAGATTATATATTAGATAATATTGATAATTTAATAAAAGAATATTATATTAAAGATAATGTTCAAGGAACAAAGTTTTTTGAAATATTATTAAGATTACATTTAACACCTAAAAAATTAATAATTAATTATCATTTTACAAAAGATATATTTGACAATATTGTATTACAAATTAAACAATATTACAAAGAATCAATCGCTCAACCTGGTGAAATGGTTGGTATAATAGCTGCGCAAACTATTGGTGAAATGGGTACTCAAATGACACTAGATTCATTTCATGTTTCTGGTACAGCAGCTGCTGTAAAAGCAACTAGTGGTGTTCCCAGATTAAAAGAAATATTAAGTGCTACTAAAAAAACAAAAACACCTACACTATTAATTTATATGAAAAATGATATAGCAACAGCTATTAATCCAGTATTAAATGATGAAGGTTTAGATAATGATGATGTTAATGTAGAAAATGCCAAAAATGCTGCAATGAATATTAAAAATACTATAGAAATTACAAAATTATCAGATATATTAGATTCTAGTGAAATTTATTGGGATAAAACAGATAATCAATATAATACAAATTTAGAAGAAGATAAGGGATTATTAAATGTTTATAAAGAATTTTCATTTACAAATACATTAAGTAGTACTTCACCTTGGATAATTAGAATGAAATTCAATAAAGAAAAAATGAAGGCAAATGGTTTAAGAATGATTGATATTTATACAAAATTAAATACAACATATGAAAAATATATTGAATGTGCGTATAGTGACGATAATGCTGAAGAATGTATATTTAGAATTAAATTAAATGATAATGTAGCAAAAGATATTGAATTTGGTGATCAAATGGCTGCTATAAAAGCATTAGAACATAATATAGTATATCAAGTGTTATTAAAAGGATACAAAGGTATTAAAAAAGTATCACTTAACAAAAAGAAATATAATAAATATAATTTTATTACAAATAAATTTGATAATTATGTTGAATGGGTATTAGATACGGATGGTACTAATCTTGTTGAAATTTTATCAAATACTAATGTTGATGCAACAAGAACAATTTCAAATGACATTAGAGAAATTTATGAAACATTAGGTATAGAAGCGGCAAGAACTGCATTATATCACGAGTTAGTAAATGTAACAAGTGAAGATTCAATGAATTACAGACATTTATCATTATTAATAGATACAATGACATATAAGGGACAATTAATGTCTATTGATAGACACGGTATTAATAGGGGTGATATTGGTCCATTAGCCAAATCAAGTTTTGAAGAAACAACAGATATGTTAATAAATGCTAGTATATTTGCTGAATATGATAATGTAAATGGTGTATCTGCAAATGTTATGTTAGGTCAACAAGCACCTTGTGGTACAGGAGATGTTAAAATATTATTAGATGAAGAACATATTGCTGAATTATTAAAAGATGATATAGATACAGTAAATAATTTAGAAGATGATATTGAGATTGAAATAATAGATGATAATATGTGTAACAATTCTGACATTGAATTTAGTTATAAACTAAATAAAAAAGATAAAAAATGTGTAACATTTAAAGATACAAAAGTAGTGATTAAAGATTAAATAGGAACTCTATTATATATTTTAAATCTATTTGTGTTAAAAATCATTCTATTTTCTAAATCTTTTTTTATTTCTTGTTCACAATTTGTACTAATAATTATTTTTTTTTTTATAGTAAATTCGTGATTATCTTTTCTAGTATCACAGCAAGTTTTGTTAAAATAATTGATTATATCATCTAACATATTTGTTTTATTATTTTAATTAATACAATCATTTTTTATATTATATTGCCGCCATATATTCTCTATTAAAATAAAAAAATGAGATTTATTATTATAAAATATATTAGTAATAATATGGAAAAAGTTCTAGAAGAAATAGTAACCGATAACCAGGTTTCTAAACTAACAAAAAAACAAAAAGCAATTGATAATTTGTTTAAACCAAACAAAGATGGAGTATCAGATTGGATAAGCAAAGAAGAAATTGATAAAAATGATGAATTAAAATGGGGAAATAATGGTATTATGAGACACAATTTATTTCATAATGATAATAGGTATATATGGGATACTAAAAAAATGAATGATAAACGATCCGGCAAGATAATAGCAATAAGAACAATTGGTTTAAATGAAGAATTATTAGCTGGAAAAAATAGACCAATAAGAGAAGATATTCGTAAATATTATAACTCACAGTGTTGTGTTGCTTGTGGTTCGCATTCACACTTAATAACAGACCATAAAAATGATCTATATAATGACCCTAGAGTTTTAGATATAAAAACACAAACTAAAGAAGATTTTCAATGTTTATGTAATGGTTGCAATCTACAAAAAAGACAAATAGCAAAAAAAACTATGGAAACAGGTAAAAGATATGGTGCTACAAATATACCTTGTTTATCAGTTTTTGGAATTGATTTTATTGAAGGTGATGAAACATTTGACAAAAATAATGTAGATGCTATGGTTGGAACATATTGGTATGATCCTGTTAAATTTATGAATTATATTAAGACAAATCTAAAATCTCTTTAACTTTATCAAAATATTCTTTGTTAAGTTCGCATCCTTTAAATTTTCTATTTGTATTTTTACAAGCAATTAATGTAGTACCTCCACCAAGAAATGTATCTAAAACAGTGTCATTTTCATTAGAGTGTTTTTTTATTAATTCTTCAAATAAAGGCAAACTTTTTTGTGTTGGATGAAATCTATTTTTTCCACCTTGTAGTGGAAACATATAAATAGCATTATCATATTGACTATTAAATGTGGGATTAGAACCTTTAATACAAGTTAATGCTATTTCTCTACAATTCGTTAAATAATTAATTTTACTATTTAAGGGTTGAGGATTAGTTTTAATCCATTCAATAAATCTGATTTGTTTAAAATTATATTTTTCTAAAATTTTTTTTAATGTTTCAATTTTCCATAAATCAAAAAATATAATAAGTGTTCCACCATTTCTAAGTTTATCAAAATATAATTTAATAAATTTTTCTAAAATTTCCATTGTAAAATCATTATCCCAATCACCATAATCTGTTTTAACACAATATTTCTTACCATATATAGTACCATATTTTAAGTAATTACTTTTATTAATGTCATTATCAATATTATTAATAGTTTTATATTCTTCCCACTCTTTTTCTGTTTTAACAGCTTCTATATTATTATTTTCATTGTCTTTTACTTTATTATAATGAGTATTCATTCCACTTTCTCTAGAAATAATATAAGGAGGATCTGTTAATATTAAATCAATACTATTATTTTCTAAATTATTTAAATAATTTATACCATCTATATTTTGAAAATCAATAGTATTATCATCTAACATTTCTTTTACTTTACTTTCAACTACACAAGGTTTTTTTTTATTTAAATGTTTTTTGTACTGTTCTTTTTGACTAAATTCTTTTCCACATTTTTCACAACTATAATTAACCATTATTAGTTATATATTTATTTTATATTTAAATCAATTTTTTTTGAGTATTTCAATGTCTAATGGTGTAAAATCCAATTACGATTTCCTAATTTATTATTACAACCGTAACACATCGGTTTTAAATTCTCTAAAGAAGTTTTACCACCATTATATTCTGAAATAATATGACCACAACTATAATCATTAATTGTTATAATATTTGTACATTTATTAAAAGGACATACACCTTTTTTATTATTACCATATTCTTGTACCCATACCTTTTTTTTTAGTGTTGCAGTAATACGTTTTTTTTCTTTTTTAAAACGATGAACTGGTATAATACTCTTATCAATTAAATAATCAACAAAATTATTATTTTTTAATGTAAATATTATACCATTCTTAACACAATCGTGTTCATCTTTATAAAAAAATTTAGAATTATTATTATAAATTTCTTGATAATTAATAATATAATTAAATCTAAAATTACTATTTTCAAAATCGTTTTTAATATCATCAAAATTATCAAACTTTAATAAATAATTTGTACTTTCTAATTCATTTAAAAATTCAGATATTGTTTTTTTATAAGATTCTTTTTTTTGTTTTTTTTCAAAATATAAACCATAATATTTATCTAAATAATTAATAAATTTTTCGTGTAAATCTTTACTAAAATCATCTAAAAATATATAAGTATTATTTTTATATGAATCCTTATTTAATTCAATAAATAAGTCTTTATTTTGTTCATCATTTTCAATAATATAGCAACATATGTATATTAAATCATTATAATTTTCATTATTTAAATTACGAATTGATTCTATACGATGTTGTCCATCCATTATATATATATTTTTACTTTTTGGAATAAAACTTAATACTATTTTATTTTTAAAATAAAAAAATTCAGGATTTTTTTTATATGAATAAGTCATCTCATCTACTTTATCCTGATTAATATTACCTTGATATTTTGGTTTTAAAAATTTAAATTTATCTAATATATTAATAAATTCATTAAAAGTATATCTATATTCTCTATATAATGGTAAATTTTTTTCTAACAATTTATTATTAAATATAATATCTAATTTAGATAAATCTAAGTCCCCCATAATTATGATATACTTTATTTATTATTTTTTATATCAGTTATTGTACTATTTATTAATGTTTCCATTTTTTCTATATCAACATTATCAGAATGTTTATATTGTAAATATAGAGAATTAATATTATTTTCATTGCGAATATTTAAAGAAATTCTATTATTAATTTTATATTCTTGAATAGAATATTCAACACTATGATCTATATCATTTGTACAAGGAAATATATAAGTTGGGTATTTATTTTCATAATAAGTTAATATTAAATTATTATTAATATTATTTATATTTTGTAGTACTTTTTCACTAACAATTTGACTATCATTTGTTAAATCATATGTATATGATAAATTATTTAAGTAAAATGTATTATAATTATTTTTATTTTTAAATTTATATTTATCTAATATATTATCTACATAAAAATCTAAATTATATTTATTATAATTATTTTGCGGTTGTATAAAATATATTTCAATTAAGTTAGTATTTTCAAAAGTTAAATCATTTAATTGAATCATATGTATATTTTATTTAAATATATTAATCAATTTTTAAATATAAATTGTTTAAAAAATAAATATAATTATATATTAAAATGAAAGTTAAATGCTTAATATGTAAAAAAAAATTAAATATTTCAGAAACTTTAACAAATAAATGCAAATGTGATAATTATTATTGTACAAATCATTTATTTTTTACAAATCATAATTGTAAATTTGATTATATAGAAGATTTTAAAATTAAAAGTACTAGCAATATAGTTGATTTATCGTGTAAGTTGGAAAAAATTTAAACATATATAAAAGCATTATTAATATTTAATAATATATAAATGTCTTTTTCATTGGCACCCTTTATTATAAAAAAATCTTGTAGTGATATGCACGATATTTTTTATTCTAGAAAGTTTATAAGTAAAATATTTGATATAGAAAATAAGGAAGATATTACTAAATCCAATGGTAATATACACATACAAAAAAAATATAATGTTGATGATTTACAAAATATGTTTACTATTACACCATATATAAATGAAAATATTATTTCAAAAATAAAACATATTGTTTTTGAGTTAAATGTACATCAATCTGTAATACTAAATACCGATGATGTATTAATTATTAAATATATATGTTCTATTGATAAACCGACTTATATTAAATCAATGTTGGCAGACCAATCTACAGTATATTATATTAAATTTTATAAAAATACTAATAATAATGAATATTTAAATATGTGTTATTATAGAAAATTTATACAATCTGATGATATTGAATTATATAATGATAGTGATATTATAAATGATAATAATATATTAAATAATAATTCAGAATACAATACCATTAAATTTAATAGTGCATTATTAGTTACAGCAAGTACTTTATTAGGAGAAGATGCTGTAAATGATATGATTATACCATTTATATATAAAATATATGATGATTTTATTGATATAGTTATAAATAAAAGAATTAAAAATTATTTAAAACATAAAAAAATCGAACTATTAAAAAAGAAAAATTAAATATCAATATCTTGTTGTGCAAGGCATAATTTAATTTCACCAAGTGATGCTATACTATATCTTAAAATAATTGGATATGAATTTTTTAAATATATTTCAACAGTTGGACATAGATTTGTACATTTAGTAAAAATTAGTAAATATTTTAAACTAAATACACCTTGTATTATATCTTCAATTACTTCATTTTCATTTTCTGTTTGTTTTAATATTTTTATATTTTGAGAATTTTCACTACCTAATGTAGTTTCTTGACTACAAAAATCACCTTTACATTTTAATATTAACGAATGTTCTATATTTCTTATTTCAATATATTCAGAAATATTATGCATATCTCTTATTATTTTTTGTAAATATGATGAAGGCATTGTTATAGTTGTATGAAAATTAACTGGAGGTATAGTAACATTTAGTACATCAATATCAATTGTTGATAATTTATAATTTGTTTCAACATTTTTTTCATTATTGCTTATTTTTATACCTAAGTTATTTGGATCATCTTTTTCAATATAAATATTTAGTAAATCATTTGTTCCTATTGTTTTAATTAACATATGTAATTTTAACATATTCACACCAATATACATTTTTTTTTCACAATAATATTCTTCAAAACGTTCTGCATCTAATTTTAAATGTATTAATACAACGTGTGTATTATCCATTGCAATAATTTTAATACCAGTTTCATCTATTTCTAGATTAACATCCATTAGTATATCTTTTAAAGCATCAATAACTTGTTTAAATATTGTTGCCTGTATTGTTTTAATATTTATTAAATATTTTTCAGTCATTATAAAAACTTATATTATATTATATAATTTTTCTTTTCTTTATATAGATACTTTCTAAAATGTCTTTAAAATTACTAAATAATATTTTAGATAGAGAATTACGTTATTCAAAATATAATATTAAAGCTGGTATGTTAAGACAAAAATCAGTTTCTAATAATTTACAACCTAAACCAACTTCACGTTATAATTTAAGAAACGTATCTGATATTGAAGATATTAAAAATATATTTTATATATTTTGGAATCATTTTTGTAAACTTAATAATACACCTCAACATATAGATTTACTACGTAATAATTGTAATTATAATAATTTAAATAGATTAGAAATACCTATTAATATTAATGACCCAAATAATGGTAAAATACTTTTAAGAGTTCAAAGAAATGAAAAAAAATATATTTTAAGTATTATAATTAAATTAGGTAATATACATATTACAATATTTAATAATGTAATTTGTTTAGCAAATAATAATGTTAAACACAGTTTATGCGAATTACATTTTACATTTGAAAATATAATAACTCCTCCTAATTTAAGTTCTTTTACTGCTGCTGATAATAGATTAAGACTTTATATAGAATGGAATTATTGGGATGATGTTTATATGTCATTTAGCGACCGTGAAGTTGAACTTAAAATAATTGATAAATTAACAACTATTACTTATGATATAATGTATTATTTAAATTATGGACGTAATAGAATACGTACAAGTAGTCCACCAAGATTATTAAGAGAATTATATTTACATAGAGATTTATTAATAAATCAAGAAACAATTAATAATTTACGTGATTTTGCTGGTTTATTACAATATATAACTTTTTTATATAGAGGTGGTAAAAAAAAATAATTATTTTTTATTTAAAAATTCATATTTAGCAATATCAATATCATCACATATCTGTCTAATATTTGCCCATTTTTCTTGTTTTTCATTTAATGTATTTTTATGTTCAACAATATTCCATAATTCACTTAGAGTATCTACTATGTTACTATTGTTTTTATTATAAATTTTTAATAATGTATCATTATCAATATTATCTGGCGCTTGTGATTTTAGTTGTTCCATTTTTTATAATAAAATATTTTTTTTATATATTTTTATATATGTAAATATTTATTTAATGTATCTTCATTATATTTGTCAGCTATAATATATGCAATATATTCATATGGGTGTTCATAAATTACATTATTATTTAAACAATTAACATCTTGTATTGATTTGGGATTTTCTGTTTTATAATAACAACCAAATTTTTTGTTATTATTGTCAATATATGTATTTTTATTTAAATCCGGATTTGAGCGTATTTTTTTATCTAATAAATAATTAACTTTTTTAAAGTTGAGTTTATTAATAACTGTTTCAATTATTTCTGGATTATATCTTTGATATATATGTATTTTTTCGTGTATTAATGTATTAACAAAATTTGAATTTATTTCATTTGGTATAATTTTATCTGATAAAAATATAATATTATTTCTTGTATGTGGCATACCTTCTTCGTATTCATAATTATTATAATAAGATAATGCAAAATTCCAATTTAGTTTTGCAATTTCTTTACCTTTTAGTAAATCATTATAATTATTAAAAAATATATCAGCTTTTATACAAGCTTCTTTTATTATATTTATTTGATTTTTATTAAAATTTTTTATACAATTTGTTATTTTTGTAATGTATTCATTTTTTGTATTGACTTTTCTTGCTTTTAAATCATATATAGTAAAATTGTTAATATAGTTGTCATTATCTTTTTTTAAAAAATCTATTACATTTTCTTTTTTAAGAAAGTTAATATTATTTTGTAAATGTTCTATTTTTTTTCTCTTAAAGCATTTTATTAACTGATATATAATTATAAAAATTAAAATAATAATTATAATGTCTATAATTATTTTTAACATTCTTTACTATTATATAATAAAATCTTAATTTCTAATAAGAGAATAATGATCAAATATTTACTAACTATTATATATATATTTATTGCAGAATTTATATGGTTATATTTAATTAATTCAAAAAGATATATTTCTATTACAGAAAAAATTCAAAAAACAAAATTTAATGTTAATATAAAATATGCTATTTTATCTTATGTATTGGTTTTAATAAGTATTTTTTATGTTACAGTTCCATTTGTTATTAGTAAAATTAGTATTAATGATAATAATAAAATAAAAAATATAAAAATTTTTATATATTCTTTTATAATAGGATTTTTAATTTATGGAATTTATAATTTAACATCATTATCAATATATACAAATTATACATTTTTTATAGCATCTATAGATACATTATGGGGTGGTATTTTATATTCTACATCAACATTACTTTTTTTAAACTTAAAACATATGTTGAACTGATACTAAATCCAAATCTTTAACTCTATATAATTCATATTTATTATTTGGCATATATCGTTTAATTATGAATGGCAATTTCCCTTCTAATAATTCTTTTTTTGCGATTTCTCGTAATTCTAAATTACTTTTTATCTCTATTTTATCAGATAAAAATGATGTTGCACCGTGTGCCAACATTGTTGCACGTTGAGCAATAATTTGATTAAATTCATATTTAGTCATTATTGGTTTTGATATTTTATTTTCATTTAATTTATTATATATTTCATTTACAGGAATTATTTTTCCAGATTTATTAGCCAATAAAGATTGCATTAATAATTTGTTATATCTAATATTTATATCATTTTTTATTTTTATAAATAATTATTTAAATTGCCGCCTGTTATTTTTTTAATTGCTTCTTGTAAATTAATTACATCATATTTTGAATTATGTGCATTTTCTATTTCCATATTAAATGCATGATAATACAATTCTTTTAAACTAGGATCTTTAATTTTATTAAATTTATTTTTTGCTTTAACAATATTTTTAAAAACTTTCATTGAACACACTAATTGTTTTTTTTCTAATTCAATTATAATATGGAAAAGTTTACGTCTATATAATTCGCTTTTAATTACATTTATATCAAAACCAATATTATGAGCAATAATCATTTCACAATTTTTTAATTCTTTATAAAATATATCTGCTATTGTATCAAATTTATAACCATCATTTTTTGATATTTCATCAGTTATGTTATGAAAATCACTATTATTAATTGTAAAATCATCAGCATATATAATATAATCATGCAATTTAATATTATTAATTTTATCATCGCATTTCATAAAAGTAAATTGAACAATACGAGCATTATCATATTTTTTTAATTCTTTAAAATCCGGATAATTGCAATATCCCTGACAAATCGGTAATCCATTTGTTTCTGTGTCTATTACTAAATACATGATTAATTTATATATAATGTATAATAATCAATTTTTTATATTATTATAAGGTTTTTATATAGTAAAATACATTTTAAAACACTTATTATAAAAAAACTAGTATTATATATTTTTATTTTTTTTATAAATGGTAATAGTAAAATAAATAAATATAATATAACATATATTATAGTTATACCAAATAAAAAATTATTTGTAATTCTTACATTATTTTTATATTTATAATTATTATATAAATGTAATGCATTATAATCTACTAATATTTCATAATCATTATTTAAATATTTATTCTTATCTATATTTGTTAAATCAATTATATACATCTTTTTATATATAATTTTTATTTATTTTTTCCATATATGCCCACAATGATCACATACATACAAATATTTCATATTCTTATTATCATATTTAATATATAAAACTTGTTGTTCATCTACACTTTTATTACATATTTCTGTATTTGGACAAATAATATTAATATCACGAATACGTCTTAATGTAGGATCATATCGAAGATAATTATTAATATTTTGATTATATAATAAATCATCTTCTGAATATTTTGTTTCCGATATTTTAATACATTTAGATGTATTTTCTATTTTACTAAATGAACAATGTTTACAAAATTTAACCAAATCATTATCCTCATTATTTTTAATATATAGCATATTATCGCAATTATCGCAGAATTCCATTATCTATTATTTATATAATATATAATTTTATTTCATTTTTTTTATATTATTTATATTTAGAGATATAAATTTTTTTGTTAAATTATAAAAAAAAATGATTTTTTTTATATGAAAAGTAATTATATATAATGGCAGATACTACTAAAACAGTTATTCAAAAATTTACTGAATTAGTTGACGTTGAAAAAGAATATACTTTAAAAGAGTTAACTTCAATTTTATCTGAATGTTTTAAAGAAGCAAATAAAAAAGTAAAGAAAAATAAACCACCATCACAGTATAATTTATTTGTAAAAGAAAAAATGCCTGTATTAAAAGAACAATTTCCTGAAATGACGCGCCAAGATTTAATGAAAAAAGTTGGTGAACTTTGGAAAAGCACAAAAACTAATAATAATGCAGAAACAGAAGCAGTAGTTGAAGAAGCAGTTGTTAAAGAAAGTGTAGTTGAAGAAGTTAAACCAGTAAAAAAAACAAAAAATAAAAAATGATTAAATATAAATAAATAATAGGATATATGATTGAACAGATTATTTTAGTATCTATTGTTTATGGTTTAGTTATTTATGGAATTATTGATAGTTATATTATTAAACAAAGAAGACAAAATGTTGAATTAAATTCTATTTATGTAGCAAATCGTACAACATTATAAAAAAATAATTAGTTAGTCGTTATAACTAACACCCAGCAATATAAATCAAGTTTCGTTAGTTGTATAACTAACACCCAGCAATATAAATCAAGTTTCGTTAGTTGTATAACTAACACCCAGCAATATTAAATGCGTTATTTACTTAAATTAAATATAATTTGATAATTTTCAAAATATTTTTTTATTATTATTACACAATGTTTGCTTAATACAAATTTTTTTACTTTTAATGTATTAATATAACTAGTTATATAATTTGTAAATTCAATAATTGACTTATGAGTTGCATTTATTTTTATATTTTTAAAAAATAAAATTGATATATTTAAATACTGAAATATTTTTAACTCTTCTAAATTATAAATTGCCGTATATATATAACTGTCGCTATTTATTAATTTTTTTATTAAATTTTCTACAATTATATTATTTATTATTTGATTTGATGTACATAAATATTCTTTTAACGAAAAAAAAGCTTCTATTATAGATTCATTATTATTATTTTTTAAATTACATAGTACTGGTTTTAATTCATCTCTTATTTTACCTCTTACTGACCACTTAGGTGTACTATCTTTTAAGTATTTCAAATTATTATTATTTGCATAACTAATAATATTTTTTTTATATATATTTAACATTGGGCGCCAATAACTTATTCCATCTATTAATGATATGTATTCCATTCCCGATAAATTTTCATAACTGTATTTATTTGAAATATTAGTAATAATATTTTCAAAACAGTCATCTTTGTTATGTCCCAATAATACATATACATTATTGCTAAATAAGAAACCATATTTATACATATCACATCTTATTTTTTTTGTTATATCTTCGTATAAATCTCTTAAACCATTATCTTTACAATTATTTCTATTAATCTCATCAATATTTCTATAAATTAATTTAACATTTAAACTATTACAATAATAATTTACAAAATCTAATTCATTACTACATTCCTGTCTATTATTATAATTTATATGTATTGCTATTAAATTTTTAATTTTAGTATTTGTTTTTCTAATATTATTTAGTATATGTAATAATACTACACTATCTACACCACCTGATAATGAAACAATAAATGTTGAATTATCTTTTAAATTTAATAATTGTTTATAAATTGTTTGGTAAATATTGCTACTTTCATTATTATACTCTTGTAAATAAGTAACTAAACATTTTTCATCTAATATATTTTTATTTATATCATTCAAATTTTTAACTGGAATTTTATTAGTATATGAATTAACATTTATATTTTTATAAATGTTATTTAATGTATTATAAATATATTTTTTACATGTTATTTTATCAATACCTTCTGAATTATTATATAATTCTATAAATACTTCGACACATAATTTTATTTTATTAATATCATTAATATGTCTATATGGTAAATAAATAAAACATAATTCATTAATTGAAAATTTATATTGTGAATTTAATAAATAATCTGAAAATTTAATTGCTTTTTTTGAAAGTAATATTGTATTAATATTTTCTCTATATGCTCTTTTATAATGTCTAGATATTTGATCAAGCAATATAATACACGCAATTAGTAAATTTTTATCAGAATTATTTATATCTATATTATCTACTATATTAATATGTTGAAAATATTTATCAGATACAAATATATCATATTCTTCATTTTTTGAAAACCAATAATCTTTATTACTAAACCAATTATCATATAAGTCATATAAAATTGAATAATCTGCCATATAATTATATACGAATATTAATATTCTATTGTTTTTATATAAGAATTGTTATTTATTTTTGTATTGATTATATAATAGAAATGCCATTTATAGGCCAAGGTAGTTATGGGTGTATTTTTTCCCCAAAACTTAAATGTAATAATAATGATATTAATATAAATAATTCTGTTGGTAAAATTTTTAAAAATACAAATGATATGGAATTTGAAAAAGAAATATCTAAAATAATACAAAAAATAGATCCAAATAATGAATGGACTGTTCCATACTACGGTAGTTGTCAAACAAATATAAAAAAAGCTGAATTAACAGATAATATTAATAAATGCAGTCATATTAATAAAAATATTATAAATATAGAGCAATTAATATATGATAATGGTGGTATTGATTTAAAAAATGTTGATTATGAAAAAAATATGATAATAGATGATTTTATTAGAATGTTAGTACCTTTATTAAAAGGGCTAATAACTTTACATAATAATAAATTATTTCATTGTGATATTAAACCAGAGAATATTTTATATAATAATAAATTAAAAAAGTTATATATTATTGATTTTGGTTTATTAACTCAATATAGTGACGTTGTTAATGCTGAAAATTTTTCTGTTTATTCATATACTTATCCTTATTTTCCACCAGAATTTAAAATATATTCAAGTTTAATATTTTTAAATAATACAAAAATATTAACAAAATCAATATTAACAAATTTTAATAATTATAATCAAGCATCATTTATTAAATTTATGTCAAAATATATAAATATTCCTAATGAAATAGAAGTATTTATTGAAAAATGTGTTAATAACAAAGAAGAATTTAAAAATAAATTTATTAAAAATTATGTATCTAAGTTTGATGTATATTCACTGGGAATGTCATTTATAGAAATATATTATAAATTAAATAAAATGGGAAAACTTAAAATTAATAATAAAAATTTATTAGATGATTTTTTAAAAGAAGTTATAATTCCTATGATAAGAATGGATGCTGATTTAAGATATGATGCACAAAAAGCGTATGATAGTCTTAACAAATTATTAAATAAATATGAAGAACGTACTGTATCGCCTGTTAAAAAAAATATAATACCTTCCTATAATAATTGTATGAAAATGAAAAAGAAAGAGTTAATAGAATTATTAAAATTAGAAAATAAACCGATATATGGTAATAAAATAGATTTATGTAATAGATTAAAAACTGAAGTAAAAAACGAAGTAAAAAATGAAGTAAAAAAGTCGAGTAATAAAATAACACAAACTGATTGTGAAAAATTAAAAATAAAAGAAATAAAAGAGTTATTAGAAAAAGAAAATAAACCAAAATATGGTACAAAAAAACAAATGTGCGAAAGATTATTAAAAACTCCTTTAAAGAAATAAAAAAAGTACATTTCTTTATTTTTTTTAAATTTTATAAAACTTTTTATAAATTTTTATTTTTTTTAAGAAATGTACTTTTTTTTATATAAGAAAAATAATAATAATATTTACATAATAATGAAAAAAACAATTAATATATTTTTAATACATAATGCGGAATTAAAAAATAGAGTTGATTATATTAATAGTACCATATCTTTTATTAAAACATTACTTGAAAAAAATGGATTTAATACTAATATTAAAATGTGTAAAAATAAGGACAAATCTCAAATTCAAAATGATGCCGACAAATATAAAGAAAGAAAAAATTATAACCCTAGTGATAATAAATTATATGATGATTTAATAACGAATTTAAATGATTGTCAAATTTCAAATATTGAAAATCATCGCGATGCATTAAGACAAGTTGTTAGTAATGAATATAATTTAATAATAGAAGATGATTTAGTTATAAATAAAAGTTTTATAGAAAATATAGAAAAAATATTTACAGATATTTTAAAAAATAAATTTGACTTATTAATATTATCCGACTTCATTAATAACAACGAAGAAACATTAAAACTATGTGATATTAATACTAATTATATATTAGTATCTAAAAATTCATATTTTATTAATAAAAAAGCAGCAGATAAATTATACAATTATCTTGAAGTTATTAAATTTGATATGCGTACTTCATTATCTAAATTTATAAATGATTATAATAATGAATTTAGTTGTAAAATATTAAATAAATGTACATTTTTAGAAGGTAGTAAAATAGGTTTATTTACTTCATCAACAAAAAACAAAAATATTTTAACACAAAATAATGATTATATTACATTATTACATATTTCAAACAATAGCATAATAACAGATGAAATGTTAAAAGAAGTAGATGGAATTTATGAAAAATTATCAAATTTAAACAATGCTGAAATAATTCATTTAGTAGGACTAATTTATTATAAAAATAATAATGTTGAAAAGGCATTAGAATATATGCAGCGTGCGGCATATAGTTTAAAAGATAATTATAGTTACTATGACAAGAATAATCATATATTAAATAATGCAATAAATATTTATAAATTTAATCAAAATTTAAATAAATATAATAAAAAAAAATCAAAATATAGTAATTAATTTATCAAGGAGAAGGTTTTTGTTGAGCAGGGGGGACTTGTTGTTGTGCAGGTTGTTTTTGTTGAGGTGGTGCAGATGCAGGGGGAACGGGTATTTTATTTAAATGTGTAGTAATTTCATTAACTTTTACTTTTAATGAATTAATATCTTCATTAAATTTTTTATTATTTTCAGTGGCTAAAGAACTATTTTGATTAACTGCTACAACAATTTCTTTATCTTTAGACATTAATTCTTGTGTAAGTTTTTCAAATTTTTGTTCCATTTCTGATAATTTTTTTTCTAATAATTCAACTTTGGAATTATCAACAGATACACTTGTTGATGAAACACCGCTTTTTTCTAATGTAGAAACTCTTTCCATTAAACTATAAATTTTACTAGATGTACTCATTTAATTATTTTACTATTCTACTAATATATATGAGAAATAATTTTATTAAATTTAAACATATAAAAAAAAATGATTGTATATATAAATAAGAGAACTTAATAATGATACAGCCAATTAGATGTTTTACTTGTGGAAAAGTAATTGCGGATCAAATTGATTATTATAAAAAAGAATGTGATAAACAGTTAAAAGATTCAAAAAAAAAAGAAGAACGTTTTAAACATTTTTCCGATAATCATACCGGTGAAATATTAAATAGATTAGGTGCAACTAGGTATTGTTGTAGAAGAATGTTTATTAGTGACGTAGATATGATGGAAATAATTTAGTTATTTTATCTTAATAAGTTTTAAGAGATATATAGAAAATGTCTGATATATATACTAGTGAATTAACAGATAATATTAATAAAACAGATAAAGATATTAATAAATATATTGAAAATATTATTGAAAATAAATTTTCTACATTAGTTAAAGAATTAAATATTAAAAATGAAACAAATAATAATAAAATGATATATGAATATACATTACACGAATTATATCAAAATACAATTCAATCTATAATAGATATGATAAATGATTTAAGTGAATTTTTTTCTATTAATCATAAAAATAAAACTAATAATGAATATCGCACAGAATTATTTAATATATTTTTAAGTGATAAAAGAAAGTTATATAGTGGTATAATTTTAATAATATTATCATTAATTATATATTTTGTAGATGGTGTATCTATATAAAATATCTTTTTTTAGTAAGATGAATGAAAAATATAATTACTTATATATATATATATTAATATTAAGTTTTTTATATTTTATATTAAATTATTTGAATAAAAAAAGTTTATTAATAATTTTAATATTAATAATAATAAGTTATTATATATATTTAAATATACTTTATCAAAATAATATTGCTAAAAAAAATAATACAATTTTAACAAATAATATAAATAGTAATGTTAAAGACATTAACCAGATTGATACTCCCATTTATAACTTAAATAAAAATATACCAAAAAATTTAACATTTTTATTAAAAGATAATATATTACTTAACATTTGTTCAAATATAAATTTTATTAAAAAATATAATAAATCATTATATAGTAATATATTAATACATATAAATAATTTTGTTAAAATATATATATATATATTAGCAGATAAATATAATCCTGAAATATATTATAATAATTTAAATGATCTAAGATTATATATATTAGAACAACTATATTCTATAATACACGAATTACCTTTTGATAAAAATAATTCCGTCAATTTAGATAAATTAAATGAAAATATAAAATTATTTACTTTTCGAAGTAGAAAAATGTTATCAATTATTGAAAATTATTCTAAAAATGAAAAAAATATAATATACTTAGATGATACAAAAATTACGCCATTTAATAGAATAGCAAATGAAAAAAATATTTTACCATAAAAATCCGGTTTTATTTAATTTAATATTACTGTCTATAATTGAGTAAAAATCTTTATTATTATAAGAAACACTTTTAAATATAATAAATAATATTAATAATAATAATAATATAAATAAATATTTTTTCATATTATTCTTTATATTAAATATACATTTTAAAACTATATAAGGTTAAATTTATTATTTATAAATAAGTTTATTTAAAAATATGGGAGATACCTTAGTTTCAACAAAAGAATATGATTATTTAGATGAAGACAAACCTATTAAAAATCAAAATTATTGTTTATTATCTTTTATTAGTCCTGAAGATGTATTAGTAAATAAAGAAAGTTATTATTTAACCGCTTTTTTTAAAAATTTATCAAATGATATAAAAACTTTACTAGATGGTATTGAAAGCAAATATCCAGATGATAAAGAATTTATTGATACCATTCGCAATAATACAAAATATTTAAGTGATGTTAAAGAAATGGATGAACAATATAAATTTCAAAAAAATATTAATTCGGAATCTGTAGAAAAATTATTCCACGCAGATAATAATTTTCAAACAACTATGCGTGGTATTAAAGTTCGAGGCGTTTTTGAAACATTAAATGAAGCAAAAAATAGAAGTGAATTTCTTAAAAGAACAGATAAAAATCATAATATATTTATTGGACAAGTTGGTGTATGGTGCCCTTTTTCACCAAATCCAGATGAAATTTCAGATCAAGAATATTCTGAAACTCAATTAAATACTTTAATGAAAGAATATAAAAAGAATCAAGAAACAAAGGATGAAATTTTTGAAAATAGAAAACAAACAATTATTAATAATACAGCGGCATTATCAGAAACAGATAATGATATAGAGGTTGTAAATAAAGATATGAATAATTTAAATACCGTTTTCGAAACTGATGATCCTTGGACTGAAAAAAATAAAAACGAATAAATAATTTTTATTTTCTATTATTATTATAATATGAAAGCAATTGCAATTTTTTTATTATTTATAGGTATAATTTTAATTATACAAGCATATTATCAAAATTTAGCAGCGTGTCCCAAACCTAAAACAGTTATTAAATATGTGCCAAGAAGTGTATATGAAGAACAATTATCAGATGATAAAAAATTAGGGGAATTTTATAAAAATATGTTTGATGGTTCAACCGCAAATTTATATACTAATAATAATTAAAATATTTATATAAGATAAGATATATAATGAATAAAATTAATTCTATCCCATCAATAGATTTAATATCTTCTAAATTATATGATATTGTTACTAATCATAATGATAACAATAATATAAAATATAATGAATTAACAAATATTATAGAACAGTATTATCAAAATATTAAAGATATTGAAAATATAAAATCGGAAAAAAATATTTATTATAATAATAATATTCATAATCCTAGAATTCTTCAAAATGATTTATATAATAAATATGTTGAAGAAAGGCAAGTTGTTTATGATAATTGGTTAAATAATAAAAATACTGAAACTACGAATAATTTAGCAAAATTTAATATATTTGATTATAAAACAATACCAGATATATACACATATAATTTTACAATTAATAAAAATATTGGCAACAAAGATTACAAAATAGAGGCAAAAGATGAAATAATTCAAGACATAGATGATGATAATAAATGTACTGATAAAAAAATAGAAGAATGTCGCAAAAAAGATAAAATATGTAATCCTAAAACTGGTAGATGCATAAAATCTGAACTTAAAAAAGAAATTGATATCCAAGAAGAACCTGAAAAAGATATGCAAGAAGAACCTGAAAAAGATATGCAAGAAGAACCTGAAAAAGATATCCAAGAAGAACCTGAAAAAGATATCCAAGAAGAACCTGAAAAAGATGATAATAAATGTACTGATAAAAAAATAGAAGAATGTCGCAAAAAAGATAAAATATGTAATCCTAAAACTGGTAGATGCAACAAAAAATAAAAATATGCGTATAATATCTATAATATAAGATATTATTTATATTTAGTATATAATGTCTATTCCAAACTTAATGAAAACATCTATAAATGATTTACCTATTAGTAATGACATTCCCGAAAATGAAGATGATATTAATGACCCTTCAGTACAAAATATGTTTAAAAATTTACAAAATAAAGCAGAAGAAATTATACCAGAAACTATTAATGAACCACCACCTATACAAGAAGAAAATATAAATGAACATTATAATAATGATATTGATTTTGAAAATGAAATGGATGAACTTGTAAATGGACACGTAGAAACAAATAATATTTATAATATAAATTCAATTTCAAATAATGATAATTTATTTAATAAAAATAATATAATTAAATGTATAATAATAATTGCTGTATTTATTACCATTTTAAATATTGATTTCCTTAAAATATTTGAAAAATATATTCCATTAAATTTACATTCTACATTAATAGAATATGATAAACAAATCTATTATTTAGTTATATTTATAATATTATATGTACTATATCATTACAAATATATTTAATAACTATAACCAGTTACATTATATTTTTCATCACCTAAACTTAATCCCTGTATACAATATGTATTGGATTTATTTTCAAATTCTATATCTTTGTTATATATTTTTTCATTAAATACATTATTTTGAGCATCGATTAAATGTTGTGGAGTAATATAATCTAATTCTTCAATATTTTTATTTACTATTTCTTTTTCTGTAAATTCTTCATATAAATTATTTAATTTTAATGGATTTAGTATATATTTATTATTTTCTGTTTTCTTTTTTATTTTTTTATATATTTCATAATAAATTAACATTAAAGTCATTGCAAATATAAATCCAAATATATTATCAATTATAATTAAACATACCGCTAAAATTGCCAGTACTAATTGTACATATGGTTGTTTCATTTTTGAATAAAATGGAAAATCATCCATAATCAAAATTATTAAAAAGGCAATTAATGCTAAACCTCTTAATAAGTTTATTACTATCATATTTCTATATTAAAGTAATATATAAAAATAAAAAATGAATTATAATTTATTATATTAATTATAATGGATACATTATTATCTATTTATGGTTATGGAATAATTAAAGAAAATAATGATGAACTTATAAAAGAATTAAAAGAAGAATTAACTGTTTCACCTAATAATAATTATAATATTTCAAAAGAACCTGTTAAATTTTGTATTTATAGTGAAAATAATAAACGATTATATATTCCCAGATATTATGCTTTACAAAAATTTGGTATACCTGCAAAAAATAAATTAAACACTGGGCTAGATTGTCCTAATTTAGAATTTAATGGCAAATTAAGAGAACAACAAATTATTCCTGTTGAAAATTTTATTAATGCCGCCAATGACCCATTAAAAAAAGGTGGTATAATATCTGTACCTTGTGGATTTGGTAAAACAATTATGGCTGTATATATTGCTTGTTATTTTAAAAAAAAAACAATGTTTGTATCTCATAAAGACTTTTTAAATCAACAGTTTCTTGAAACTGTTAAAACATTTGTACCGAATGCTAAAATTGGTAAAATTAAACAAAGTAAAATTGATGTTCAAGATAAAGATATTGTTATTGCATCATTACAATCTCTTGCAATGAGAAATTATGATATAGATATTTTTAAAGATTTTGGTTTAGTTATAATTGACGAAGTTCATCATACTGGTGCTGAAGTATTTAGTAAAGCATTTCAAAATATTAATTCAAATATAATATTGGGTTTAAGTGCAACTTTAAATCGCAAAGATGGTTTACGTAAAGTATTTGAATATTATATTGGCAAATCAGTTTATAAACATGTTACAAAAGAACAAATTGATTTAAATGTTGAAATGCACAAATATTTTGATACAGATACAAATTATTGTAATAATATTGTTTTATGGAATGGAAAACCAAATAGTGCTGGTATGATTAATAATATTTGCAATTTTGAAAAAAGAACTATTTTCATATTTGATTTAATTATTAATTTATTAAATAAAGAAAAATATCGAAAAATTTTAATTTTAAGTGAAAGAAAAAATCAACTAAAATCATTTGAAAATTTATTTAATAATACAAATTATTCAATAGGTTATTATATTGGTGGGTTATCACAAAATGTGTTAGATATATCATCAAAAAAACAAATAATTTTAGCAACATATCAAATGGCAGCCGAAGGTATGAATATTCCCACACTTAACACTGTTATATTTGCAAGTCCTATATCTGACATTCAACAATCTATTGGTAGAATTTTAAGAGAAAAACCAGAAGAAAGAAAATATATCCCACTATGTATTGATATATGGGACCAGTTCTCGTTATTTTTAAGAAAAGGATTTACTAGAATTAAGTATTATAAAAATAATAATTATAATATTAAATATTTTAATAATAATGAAGAAGAAAATACAAATTTTTCAGATAATGAAAAAGATACAAATAAAAAATTAAATTTTATTGAAGATAATTAATTTTATTTCTTTCTTAAAAATAGATTATAATGGATTATAATATTATATTTATAATATTAGTTTTTATATTAATATCAATTATTTATTATAATTTTTACACAAATATAAATGAAACTATTACAAAAGAAGATAATATCGAAAAATTTTATGAACCAAATATTAAAATTGATAGTGAATTAACAGAAGAATATACTAGTAAACCAGGTTTTGTAAATGAAATAATACCAGATAAAAAAGAATTTATTAAAGAAAAAAATAATTTAGATAAATATTTTGAAAAAAATAGTAATTTAAAAGAACTTTCATATGATAAACATTTTTATAAAAAAGAATTAAGTTCAGCACTTCCTATTGCAAATTTACATACTAATTTTTTTAATAATTAAATTTTTTATTTTTAACATATATATCAACCGATAATATCAATGCAAATATTAACCATATTAAATATGGTATTAATAAATAAATAGCATACTTATTTACATTACTATAATAAAATTGAATAATCGTTAAAATTGTAAATAATAATGTTAATATTACTATTATCATTGAATATAATATTTGTTTATATCCAAAAAATAAAGGAGTATATAAATAATTAAATATTAAACCTAATACTGGTATTATATAATATTTTGTTTCTTGTTTATTTAAACCTATATAATATGATACACCTATTAAAATATATAATATACTCCACACAATTGAAAAAACATAACCAGGTGGTTGTAAGTTTGATTTAATATAATTAAAACCTTTTTTATTATATAAACGACTAATTAAAAAACCTATTATTATAGGTAATAATATTAGTATTTCTTTCATTTTTATATATTCTATTTATAGAATACGTATTAAAAAATGAAAAATACTATTATTGAAATATTATTTATAACTTTCGTACTATTATGGATATTATCTGGTATATCTGCTGTTATTATGTCTGTTTACTGTTTTAAAAATGGAGTAAATAGAAATTCAATACTTGGTTTAATATTTGCTATATTTGTTCCAGTATTTATTGGTCCTTTATATTGGTTATATTATATTAAAAATCCAAATTATTGTAAGTAAACATTACATAAAATATATTTATATGAACATATAAATCTTATTAATAATATAGAATATATTGTTAATATAAATATAAATAATAATAAATTTATTATTATTCTCATTTAATTATTTTTTTCTGTAATAATCAATTTTTATTTTTCAACTGATATTGGTGTCCATTTATTAAAATAAGTATTATATTTACATTTAAATTTGATTAATGTTGATACATTTTTATTTTTAAATGCCAATCTTAACATTTTACTTGTACTTAAACTTGAAACATTAGCAATACCATATTCTTTTTCATTACTTATATTTTCCTTTAAATATAATTTATATACATCTGGTTCTGATGTTTTAGAAATCCATAATATTTTTTCATCACTATTTAGCGATTCGCTATTTTCACTTACCATTATTTCTTCAATTATTTCTGTCTTTTTATTATTTGTTTCATTTTTATCTAATACTTTAAATTTTGTTTCATCTTTTATTTTTCTAACAACACTTACTATATTATCTTCATTAAAATTATATAATAATGGTTTATAATATAAATTATAATTCCATAAATATATCCCTCTACTAGAATAATTTAATTTTTTTGAAAAATCAATTAATTCATTAATACTATTATTATTTATATAATAATATTTTTTTATTTGATATTCACAAACATCTATACAACTATTTTTATTATATTCTTTATCTAATAAATTATATATAATTTCTAATCTCTCATTTAATTTTATATTTTTTAAATAGTTCCCTTTATAACTAATTATATCATTTATCATAAATATCCATTTATTATCATATGTTTTTATCATTTCTCCATCTAATAATGTATTTTTATATAAGGATTTATCAAATAATCCTCTTACTAAAATTATTCTAGGTTTTTGATAATTTGGATGTATTTTTTTATCAATAAAATATATTATAGGTATGTCATTATAATATGTAAAAAATACATAATACGGATTACCATTACTTCTTAAACAACATAAATAATCGTTATTTTTAATATATTTAATATTTATATTATTTAAATTGTAATAATGTTTTTGAATTATTTTTATATTAAATAAATTATATAACTTATTTAAAATTATCTCTTTTATTTCATCTGATTTAATATTAAATGCAATACGATTCGCAAATGATATAATACCGGTATGCATATATTAATAATTTAATTTATATATATCAATTTTTATTTATATAAATTTATATTAAATTTAAACCAATATCTGTAATATATTTATTTACCATTTCTATGTCTATATCTTCAATATTTAATATTTGCTTTCCATATGTTCTCGGTTGTTTTGGAAATAATTTTACTTTATGTGGCCAATGTGTTGTCATTCTTAACTCATTAAATATTTTTTTCCTTTTTTCTAAATCTTTTTTACTAGCTAACATTCGTGGCGTCATACATATATATACTACACAACGATAATTATAATTATCACTTGCACTTTTTTGCACTGGATTCCCATAATGTAATGTTCTACTATCCCAAAACACACCATAACCTCTTGGACATTTAATAGCAACTTCTTTACAACCTTTACTTATATAAAAATCATATTGCTCTTTATTTTGTAATTTAAACCAATCTGCTTTATCTTTTATATTAAAATGTTTTTGAAAATCACTATGATAATTATTACTATTTTCAAGTATAACTAATGTAGCATCCCCCTCATTTGTATCATATGCATTTACCCACGCTTGAATACATTCAAAATTATTACGCGTATAACTTTGATCAACATGAAACCAAGATTTACAATCTCTATTTGGTTTATCTAATATATATATACTTACACCATCAAAACTTGTAATTAAGTCAGTTGTATTCCATATTTCACTAAATGCATTTATTACTTTTGGATTTTGTCTTACTTTCCATGCCAATTCTGAATGACCTATCTTCCAGTGTTGTAGTAACATTTTATGCATTGGAAATAATTCAGTTATTTGTTTATAAGTTTTTTTGTCATTTCTATTAATTGGTATTTCAAAATTTTTAGTTAAATGTTCTAATAAATTCCATTTATTATTTATCATTTCTTCACATTCATCTACATCAAGTAAAGGACATATTGCTACACCATATTTTTCAATTGTTTTTTTTATATTTTTAGAATCACATAAATATTTATCAAACTCATAATTAAATTGCATTGATATAATTTTATTTTTTAAGTTTAATTATCATTTTTTTATTTACCTATATTCATTAATGATAATTTTAATTTCATAATTGCTGCTAATTGTCTTAATAAAATATGTAAATCAATTGTTTCAATCGAAATATTATATTCATCACAATTAAATTCTATTATATTTTTTTTATATTTATTTAACATCTTATTAAATATATTATATGTTTCGTAATATTCAAATATAATTTCATAATATTGAATTACTAATATATCAATATATATATCATTTTTACAATATTTATTGTAATATTTTGTGATATTAGTATTATGTTTATAAATATCTGCAAATTCACATGTTAATATATCTCCTATTAATTTTTGTCTTTCACTTATTTTATCACTAATTGCTTTTACTGTATTATATTTTTTTTTTAAATATTCAATTTCACTATTTAATTTAACTAAATCACTATCATAAAAATGTTGGATATAATCATTTATTGTTATTTCATTCTTTAATTTATTATTTAAATTTTTTATAACTTCTTCACTTAATTCTTCATCATTATATGAACCTCCTCTTACATTTTCAATACCATATTTATTCATATATTTAATAACATATGCATCTTCATCATTTAATATATCTTCTATTATTTCTAGTATTAATACAGGTTTATATTTTTTTGTCCATTCAGAAAAAGTTCCATTTAAATGTTTATGATATATATATTCTATATTATCTGTTTTTCCTACAAAATATTTATTTTCTTGTAGTTTTAATATATATATATTTTTAACCATATAAATATTATATAAATATTATATTTATATATTATTTATTATGAAACTTTTCTTAACATATGGTAATGATAAATTTAATTTATCAAAAAAACGTATATGCAAAGAAGCAAATGATTTAAATATTTTTGATAAAATTATATGTGAAACAGATAAAACTATAATAAATGATACCGAATTCAGTAATCAATTATTAAATAATGATTTTAAAAATGTTTTTAATTCTCGGCGCGGCGGTGGTTATTATATTTGGAAACCGTATATTATATATAAACATTTACAATTATTAAATGAAAATGATATATTAGTATATGTTGATGCGGGTTGTAAAATAGATAATAATATTGAAGAAATTAATAAACTAATTAATATGACAAATAATAATAAAGGTCTTCTTGTATTTGGTAATAATCAAATTGAATATAAATGGACTAAAGGTGATATATTTAAATACTTTAATTGTTTAAATGATGAAAAAATATATAATACTGAGCAAATTGCTAGTGGTATTTTAATTATAAAAAAAAATGATTTTACTATTCATTTAATTACTGAATGGTGGAATACTTGCAAAAAACAACCAAATTTAATTAATGATAGTATAAGTAATACACCAAATTTTAATGTATTTCGAGAAAATAGACATGACCAATCTTTATTGTCTATAATATGTAAATTAAATAATGCAATTGATATTAATAATTTAATATATATAGAATCTCTTGCAATTAAATGTTTGCGTTTAAGAATTTAATATTATACATAAAGTGGATTAATAAAAAATGCCTCTATTACATTTTCTGAATTATCTACATCTTTAATATCAAATATAAATTGATTGTCTAATGGTGAAGAAGTTATTGACATTCCACAATATTCTATAGGTTTTTTATTAAATTCTTGTTTAATATATATACCAATATTTATAGATTCTTCTAATATCCATTTAAAATTTTCCCAAAATTCATCTGTATGACCTATACTTTCTGATGATAAATGACCCATTTCATGTAATACTACAAACATCATTGTATTTATGTCCATTAATTTATCATTATTTCTTAAACATAAAACAATTTGCTCACCTTTATTTATAGAATAACTTGTATATCTTGGATCATCAACACCTTCTTTTAAACTATTTTCACGATAGTTACTATTTAATAATATTGTTCTTTTATCATTTGGATAACTTTTATTTAAATGTGCTATTAAAATATCTAATTTTGCTCTTATTTTTGCAATTAAATTTGCAGCTTCTTGCGAATCATCTTTATCTTGAACATAATATTTTTTATTATCAATTGTACTAGTAACTTTTAGTAATTTACTATTATAATAGGTTATATAGACTAAATAAATTATTATAATTGTTAAAATAATAATAATTAGAGTTTCAATACCTATATCCATTTTTTTTCCCCTTTAATTATTTAATTTAAAATAAAAAATTGATACTTAAGATTTTATTATATAAGTTTAATATATAACTAAAATATATGGATTTTCCTAGAAAAGAAGTTCCCGAATTAGACCCAAAATTACCAATACGTTTTCAAATTACTGATATATATGTTCCCGAAAGTGATAAAAATCGTACTAAAAAATTATACGATGAAGAACAAGATGTATATACTATGCTAATTTATGGTTCTACACTAAATGGTGAAACAGTTTCAGTTAATGTTGAAAATTATAATCCGTACTTTTTTGTTAAAGGACCTGCCGAATGGGATGATTTAAGTGAAAAAGAATATGATAATAAACTTGAAAAATTACAAACAACATTGCTATACGAAAAGTATGATGCAGTTTGGAATAATAAAAAATATTCTAAAAAAATTATTCCAAAATATTTAGAAGAACATTTTGTTAAATTAGAAAAAATAAAAAAAAAAGAATTTTGGGGATTCACAAATAATAAGTTATTTAACTATATTAAAGTTGAAGTTAAATCATTATTATTATTTAATGGTCTCAAATATTATTTTAATAGTTTAAAAAAAGATGGTTTTAAATTATATGAAAGTAATATTGACCCATTTTTAAGGTATATTCATAATCAAAATATTAAACCTTGTGGTTGGGTTGAAATTAGTAATTATAAAGTTACTGATAATAATACTCGCTGTGATTATAATATTACTATAAATCATACCGATATTACACCATTGGATATTAATAAAATTTCACCCCTATTAATTGCTTCATTTGATATTGAATGCACTAGTAGTCACGGTGATTTCCCTTTGGCAAAAAAAGATTATAAAAAAGTTGTACAAGATATAACTGCAGTATCTAAAGTTGGTTATGATATTGATAAAGAGTGTTTTATTTACTGGATTCAACAAATATTTAAACAAGATATAATTATTGAACCCAGTCTTATTATCAATAAAGTTTATCCTAAAAAAAATGTAGATATGACCAATATATTAGATGATTTTTTATCACATACTACTGGTTTAGTATGGGAAAAAATATCAGAAAATGATACTTCTAGTTTAATAGAACTTAAATCTAATAAATTAGGTTTGGAATTATTTAATAATAAAAAAGAATTTACTCAAGATGAATTCAAAACATTTAATATTAAAACTAATGTTAATATTTCAAATTTTGTAAAATATAATAATTCTTACTTTAAACCAATTAATTATATTACAGAAATTATTAATATTTTGGATAAAATATCTGATGAAACAGATAATGAGGATGATGATGATAACGACGATTCAATTAAAACAAAAAAATTAAATATTAGTGAATTAAATAGATTAGAAGATAGATTAAATAAAATATTAACAAGTATATTGCCAGAATTATTAGGTGATGAAATTATTCAAATTGGTACAACTGTTCACAGATATGGTTCAGATGAAATTATTTATAGAAATATTGTTTCGTTAAATAGTTGTGACAGTATTGAAAATTGTGATATTATTGAATGTAAAACTGAGAAACAATTAATTCGTGAATGGAAAAAAATTATTCAAGCATTAAATCCAGATGTATTAATTGGTTATAATATATTTGGTTTTGATATGGATTATATTTGGTTACGTACAATTGAATTAAATATGAATGAAGAATTTTCTGTAGGTTTAGGTAGAAAAATAGATAGAAAATGTGGTTTATTTAAACAAGAATTATCATCTTCCGCATTAGGTGAAAATATATTAAAATATTTTGATATGGATGGTATGATTATTATCGACTTGTTTAAAGTTATGCAAAAAGATCATAAATTAGATAGTTATAAACTTGATAATGTTGCTTCTATATTTTTAGGTGATAAAAAAGATGATTTAAAACCAAAAGAATTATTTGAAAGATTTAAAGGTAATTCTACCGATAGATGTGTAATTGCTAAATATTGTATTCAGGATTGTGCATTAGTTAATAGATTATTGCATAAACTAAAAATACTTGAAAATAATATTGGGATGGGAAATGTTTGTCTTGTACCTCTTAATTTCTTATTTAGAAGAGGACAAGGTATTAAAATATTTTCATTAATTGCAAAACAATGTATGGAAAAAAACTTTTTAATACCAGTTATTAATAATTACGATAATTTAGATATTGATGCGGATGGTTACGAAGGCGCAGTTGTATTAGACCCTAAAGAAGGTATGTATCTAAATGACCCAATTGTTGTATTTGATTATGGTTCTCTTTATCCATCATCTATGATTGCTCGCGATTTATCTCATGATAGATATGTTTTAGATGATAAATATATTATTGATGACCCAAATATTGAATATATTAATGTTTACTATGATTTGTATGAAGGTGTTGGTGATAAAAAAAGAAAAGTTGGTGTAAAGAAGTGTAAATTTGCTCAAATAAAAGATGAAAATGGTAATCAAAAACGTGGAATTATCGCAGAGATTTTAATGATGTTACTAGCAGAAAGAAAAAACACAAGAAAAAAAATAGAATATAAAACTGTTTATTTAAATAATGCAACTTATACTGGTTTTATAAATGAAAAAAACGATATTGTATCTATTATTGATATTGATAAAAATAATACAGTTACAGTAAATAAAAATGATATTATTGAAATTAAAGATACATATTCTAAATTTGAACAAGATGTTTTTGATGCATTACAATTGGCATATAAAGTAACTGCAAATTCTTTATATGGTCAAATTGGTGCTAGAACATCACCAATATATTTAAAAGATATTGCAGCGTGTACAACTGCTACAGGTCGGGAAATGATTATGACCGCAAAAAAATATGTTGAAGACAATTATAATGCAGAAGTTATTTATGGTGATACTGATTCAATATTTTGTAAATTTCCATTAAAAGATAAAAATAATAATCCTGTATATGGAAAACAAGCATTGGAATATGCGATTGATGTAGGCAAAGATGTGGAAAAAAATATTTCAAAAATTATGCCTTTTCCTCAAAAATTAAATTATGAAAAATCATTATATCCATTTATTATCTTTAGTAAAAAAAGATATGTTGGTAATTTATATGAATTTGATGTTAATAGTTTTAAACAAAAATCTATGGGTATTGTTTTAAAAAGAAGAGATAATGCCAATATCGTTAAAAAAATATATGGTGGTTTAATTAATATTCTTTTAAATAAACAAAATTTAAATGAATCTATTGAATTTTTAAATGATTCATTAGATGACTTAGTTAATGGTAAAGCAAATATTAATGATTTAGTTATATCAAAAACTTTAAAAGGTTCTTATAAAGACCCTTCAAAAATTGCACATAAAGTATTGGCAGATAGAATTGCTTCTAGAGACCCTGGTAATAAACCTGCTACTAATGATAGAATACCATATGTATATATTAAACTGCCTTATGTTGATAAAACAACATTACAAGGTGATAGAATCGAAAATCCTGAATATATTCTTGAAAATAAAATTACTCCTGATTACTTACATTATATTACAAATCAAATTATGAAACCTGTATTACAATTATATGCTTTGTGTTTAGAAGATTTACCTAATTATGATAAAGATAATGACTATTGGAGTAAAGTTGAAAATGATTTAAAAGATAAATCACCTATATATTTGGATAATAATAAACGAAAAAATAGAATTGAAAATTTACGTTTACAAATGGTTAAAGAATTATTATTTGATAAATTTATTGATAGATTAAGCGAACCTAAACAAAAAAAACAGAAGAAAAAACATATTGAAAATTTAGAAATATCTACAAATGAAAAAAAAATAATTAGTAACTTAAATGATAATATTATTGTTGATGTTAAAATAACTAAAAAAAATAATTCTACTACACTTGATACTAAATGTAAAATTGTTAAAGATAAAAAAACTATATGGAGTTATGATAATTATACGGGAAAGGATAAAAAATTACATACTATTAAAGTTATTTGTGATATTATAGATTATTTTAAAAATAATAATATTACTGATAATATTATTAATATTAAATTAAATAATAAAACATTTGTAAAAGAATATAAAAGTGTTTTAGTTAATTATAATGCATTTGTAAAAAATGAAAAAAATAATTCGAATTTAATTGAAAAAGCGATAAAATATGAAGGTTTAGAAACTATGAATGATATTGATATGCTTAATAAAAGTATTAATGTTGGATGTTTTGAAAAATTAATTTTAATTAGTGATAAATTTAAATTTGTGTCTGACTAACTTTATAGTAATTTTTCCATAATATATAATTTTTTATATTTTTTATTTTTTCTTTTAATGTTTTACTTTCTGAATTTGTAGGAATTAATATATATCCAAAACACATTTTATATTACTTTATAATATAAAAATAAAATTATTATATAAAAATGATACATTATATATATAATACATTTATGAATAAATATTTTAATAATTTACCTGATGATTTAATTAATAAAATTTATTCTAAAATTTACTATTCACAAGATAAAAACTTATTAAATGAAATTAAAATTGTATATTATATTAAAAATAATTTAGTTAAAGATTTTGGTTTAAATAATATATGTTGTTGTGCTTTAATTCATTATAAAAATAATTATAATATTAATGATATATCTATAAATGATATTGATACTATATACAATGTTGTAAATATTTTGCCTGAAAATGTAGTTAGAAGTGTGTTGAATAATATAATTGGTAAAATGCCATTAAATTATAAATATTCACTTATATTTCATTTACTTGATAAAACAATAACACCATATACATATAATGATGAATATATTAAAATTGTAATCGATAATATAATTGGTATATAAATTTTTTGTATAAAAAAATACTTAAATCAAAAAAAACTGATTTGTCCAATACAAATTACATTACCAACAAACAAGAGACTCTACGCCAGAAAAAAAACAAAAATCTACTAGTTAGAATGACCACTGCTGCCCAGACTCAGGAAATTGTTACCAAGTTCGCCGCCCTTATTGACGCCGATTTGGAGTATTCTCGCAATGATATGGCAAAAATCCTTACGACAGTATATCGTGAGGTCACCAACAACAAAACCAAAAAGGTGAAAAAGAATGTTGAGGGTGAAGAAAAAAAGAAGCGTGCGCCGACTGCATACAACATCTTTGTCAAGGAGAAGATGGCTGTTGTGAAAGAAGAATTTCCAGAACTTAATCGCCAAGACTTGATGAAAAAGATTGCAGTAATGTGGTCTGCAGAGAAAGTGAAACAGTAAGCAAAAAACAGAAAAGAGAAAAGGGTGAAAACCTTTTTTCTTTCGTGTTTTTTTGTATGGAAATATCGCACGATGGGAAAAAATTGACGTGAAGTTACTAGGAAAAAATACCTACGAAGAAAAGAACTGTGTACGCAAAAAACAAAATGACAAAACAAGAGAAAAAATGCGAATATGAAAAACTCAACAACTATTGCAAAGATGGAAAACTGACATTTGATCCTACTGAGCAACCAACTATCGCGGAATTTACTGTTCGCATTGGCGAACCAATGCATCTTGTAGCACGATGCGTCTTAAATACGCCTGAAAATTTCCCAGAAAAATATAACAAAGATGGCACCCGATCTAAGAGACAACGTGAATATTTTATCGACGATCCAACCTATACGGGTAAAAAAATAGACTACATAGGAGTAGACAAAGCAAAGTGGACGGACACTTATAACGAATGGTTATATTGTCTTGCATACGATAATCATATTGTAAAAATTGGCATGACTATTACTTCGCTTAAAGAACGTTGGTGTGGTTCGTATTCGTGTGGAGTTAGTCGTGCAATGACTAAGGGTTCTTGTTCTACTACTAACTTTATCATTTCAGAGTGTAATTTTGCTGCAGTACATTGTGGGATGAATGTTGAAATATACGGTATTTGCTGTCCAAAAAAAAAAGAAACTGTCGCGCGATTTGGTGTAAAAAATACAATTCCTTCATCGAAGGTGCGTGGCTACGAGACGTTGTTGTCTAAGTGTTTCAAAACTACATACAAGCATAAACCGGTATTGTGCATTCAGGAAGGAACTACCCCAGACACAGAAAATTGTTACTAAGTTAGTAGCCCTTATTGACACCGATTTGGAGTATTCTCGTGCTGATATGGCAAAAATCCTTACGATGGTATATCGTGATGTCACCAACAACAAAACAAAAAAAATGAAAAAGATTGGAGAAATGTGGAATGCAGAGAAAAAGAAAAAGTAAGCAAAAAAAGAAAAAAGGGTGAAAACCTTTTTTTCTTTCGTGTTTTTTCTGTTCGGAAATATCTCACAATGGGGAAAAAATGATGCGAGATTACTGGGAAAAAAATACCTACGAAGAAAAGAACCGTGTACGCAAAACTCCTTTCACCTTCTTTCGAAATGACTACTGTTGCCCAGACGCAAGAAATTGTCGCCAAGTTTTCCCACATGGTTGACCCCATGAAGGAGTACACCGGTGATGAAATGGCAAATATGCTTGGCAAGGTGTTTCGCGATGTTACGGGGAAAGAGATTACTGTGTACAATAGATATGACAATAAGTGTCATCTTGAAGAAGAAAATAAGCGTCTTCGTAAGGGAAACTTATTTCTTGACATAATATCATCTGATGCGTTCGATATAATCACCAAAAATTTGAATACGGCAAAACAACTTTCTTTCCAAGAAATTCAGATTGGAGACAAGGTTGAATTCGTATACAAGGGAGGAATATGGGTTGGGTACGTATATAAGAAGTATCGCAAAAGAATTGGTGTCAAAGCAAAACAGTATGGTTGTTCTAGTAAAATTGATACTGCGTGGAAATGCGATGTTCGCTCTCTGAAACTGACAGACAAAAACTAGTCAAAAAAAATGTGTATATGTGGTATATATTTTTTTGTTTGTTTCTTTTTTTTGTATAAAAAAATGCAGAAATCAAAAAAAACTGATTTGTCCAATACAAATTACATTACCCACAAACAAGAGACTCTACGCTAGAAAGAAACAAAACAAAACTCTACTAGTTAGAATGACCACTGCTGCTCAGACTCAGGAGATTGTTACCAAGTTCGTCGCCCTTATTGACGCCGATTTGGAGTATTCTCGTAATGATATGGCAAAAATTCTTACGACGGTATATCGTGAGGTCACCAACAACAAAACCAAAAAGGTGAAAAAGAATGTTGAGGGTGAAGAAAAAAAGAAGCGTGCGCCGACTGCATACAACATCTTTGTCAAGGAGAAGATGGCTGTTGTGAAAGAAGAATTTCCGGAACTTAATCGCCAAGACTTGATGAAAAAGATTGGAGAAATGTGGAATGCAGAGAAAGAGAAAAAGTAAGCAAAAAAAGAAAAAAAAGAGAAAAAGGGTAAAAACCTTTTTTTCATAAGTTTTTGAAACTATCTACTTCAATTATTTTATCTCTTAATTGATTTGCATTTATTATTGTTTTTCTTTCTTCAATAGTTATTTTTTCATTATTTTTTAATTTTTTTAAATAAATATCAGCATTATAACATAATTCAAATCCTTCTAATATTTCATTTATACGGTCATTTTTATTATCTGATATATATATATTTTCTGTTAATAAATTTCTAACATTATTTGGCGTAGTTATTAAATTTGATATTTTTGTAATATCAATATCTTTATTTGGATAATAGTTATAACCAAATGGAAAAGATGTATATTTAATAATTTTACCAAAAAATGAAATGGGAAAATTATCAGATATATTATAAATGGCATTTTGTATATTTATAAAATTTTCATTAACAGAATATTGAACTAATTTATCCAAATCCTTTATATGTTTATTTTTTTCATAAAACCATAAACTTGCATATGCCATATATAAATTTGATAAAATATCTGCATATCTACCTGATAAATATTCTGCTGTTTTAATCTTACCACCCATTAGTAATGCTATATTTGCTGAAAAAGCGAAATTAGCAACTAATTTATTTAAATGTGTTTGATAATATATTTGTGTATTATTTTTTTTATAAAATTTTGTATAAAATGAATAATATAATGAATTTGTAAAATTAATAAAAGTATGATTTATTATTTTAAGTAAATATTTATGAAATTCATTTACATTATTTTTATCTTCTATTGTTTTAATAATATTTAGTAAATACGGATGTGAACGATTTAAACCTTGGCCAAAAATAATTAATGAACGTGTTAATGTATTTGAACCTTCAACTGTTATTGCAATTGGAATTGCATTATATGAAGATGCCAAAAAATTTTTGGGACCCTTGCATATTGCAGAACCACCTAATATATCCATACCGTTATTAATACTTTGTCTCGCATATTCTGTACATTGATATTTCATAATTGCAGATAAAACTGGTGGTTTTTCATTATTTGCAATAATAGAATTAAACAGATGTTGAGCAGCAATTAATTGATAATTTTTACTTGCAATGTCTGCTAATTTTTCTTTAACACCTTCCATTTCTGCAATGGGAATATTAAATTGTTTTCTTATTCGTGAATAACCACCTACACCAAATGTACACAATTTAGTAGTTGCTACTGATAATGCTGGTAAAGAAATTCCTCTTCCTTCACCTAAACATTCCATTAACATATTCCAACCATATCCACATTTTTCTTCACCGCCAATAATACATGACATTGGAATAAATATAGAATTACCAGATATAGTACCATTCATAAAACCAATATTTAATGGATTGTGTCTGTTTCCTATATTGATACCATTAATATCCATATTTGTTATTTCATTTTTATTTTTTGATAGTAATGCAACTGTAATACCTTCTTTTCCAGTTGTTAATAATTTATTAGGATCTTTAAGTTTAAATGCTAAACCAATTAATGTCGCAACAGGTGCTAATGTAATATATCTTTTTGAAAATGTTATTTCAATACCAATAATGCCATTGTGGTTTTTAACAATTCCTTCATCTAACATAGATGCTGCATCTGACCCAGATTTTGCGGTTGTTAAACCAAAACACGGTATTTCTAGTCCGTTTGCCAATCGTGGTAAATAATAATTTTTTTGTTCTGTTGTTCCATAATGATATAATAATTCGCCAGGACCCAATGAATTAGGAACCATTACTGTTACTGCTGCAGCACCATTTTTTGTTGCAATTTTTTCAACAATTAATGAATGAGCGTGTGCACTAAATTCCAAACCATCATATTTTTTTGGTATAACTAAACCCATAAATTTATTATCTTTTATATAATCCCAAGTATATTTAGATAAATTTTGATTTTTTTCTACATCACAATTATCAATTAAATCACATAATTTATTTGTTTCATTTGTAATAAAATCTTTTTCAGTTTGTTTTAAACTAATATTATATTTATTTGTTAAATCTTTTATATTTAATTGTCCTTTAAAAAAATCTCCATCAATTGATACATTGCCAGAATTAAGTGCTGCGCGTTCAGTATTTGAAATATTAGGCATTATTTTTTTAGCATAATTATAAATATGTGGTGTTATAAATCTTTTCATTTATTATATATAATATAAATAATTTTTTAAGTATAAAATAAAAAGTTCAGTTCATAAAATAAAAAAAAAGAAATAAGTATAAAATAAAAAAAAATGAAATTTAAATTACTTTATATTTTATACAATGTCAGAAATTGTAGAAGAATTTCACGATGCAGAAGAGTATATATCAGATGATAAAATATGTGAATTCGATATTAATAACTATATTATTCATCCAATTGATGATAATAAAAATTTGGTTAAGTTAACTGCAAAACAGTTTGCAAGATTTTGCGATCCATGGGTATACAATCGTAAAATAAATACTGAAAAAGTTGAAGAACTTAAAGAGCAATTTAAAGTCTTTGACAAAACTACCAGTCCAATTTGGAATGTTAGTTTAGTATTTGATAAATATACACATAAACCAAAAGATAATATTCCTAAATATATTAAAATTTTGGATGGACAACATAGATGGCAATTGGTAAAAGATTTACTTGAAGACGGTGAAATCGATGCTAATTATGATATTTATGCAACTTGTTATTTAATTGATTATTGTGAAGAGAAAAATAAAAATATAACAACTGAACTGTTTAAGAAAATTAATAACAATACACCTTTGTGTATTGATGATATTCCTGATACTCGTATTCAGGAATTAGTTGATAAAATAATTGAGGATAAAGAACTAAATCCAAAAAAAGAAGGTATTAAAGTTGGAATTGCTCAAAAGACCGCAAACGAACCAGCAATTCACAAAAAAGAGCTATTTAATATACTTAATACGCATTCAAAAAGTTTTAGTCATTTAAGTCAAGATGAAATTATTACTAATCTTAGACTTATCAAAAATAGAATTATGTTAAAAGAATTTAAGGAAATTTATCATAAGTGTGATAATAATGTGAAACGCTATAAAAAAGCAGAAAGTACAGACTTCTGGTTGGGACTGAAATCATCTAAGAAATATTGCCCTGAACAATGGGTTCTATTTATTAGTAATCCAATTGAGTTTGGTAGGTAGAATATATAATTTGTAATTTAATATGATTAATATATAATAATATTATACTAAAATCACACAACAATTGTTATACTAATAATTTTGAATCTCACTATATAGACTTATTTTTTAATTTAATAAGTCAAATTCTATATATACTTTATTTATTATTAGTAAGTAAATTATAATGTTTTAAAAAAAAATGTAGTCCCAAATAACTTTAATAGGAAAATATACAATTAAATTTAATATAATTATTTTTTTTACTGGAATAAAAAAAGGGGGAAAAGTTTTGCGTTTTTTAAAGAAAAAAAATATAAAAATATTTTTAGTGAGCAACTTTTTTTATTTCTCGTAATAAAAACTTAAATAATAATTTAAAACAAACATTTATTTGGTAGAGAAAAAAAGGTGCTCACTTTTGCTCACTTTTACAAAAATTTATTTTCTTAAAATAAATAAAATAAAACATTATAATGCTAACCTAAACATAAATATCACTGTTAAAAATAAAATTTAAAAATCTCAGAAAATGTAGTCTTTTTTTCAGAAAATGTAGTCTTTTTTTCAGAAAATGTAGTCCCAAATAACTTTAATAGGAAAATATACAATTAAATTTAATATTATATAATTTTTACTAAAAACATAGTTTTAAGATATATAAAAATAAATAATCTTGTCTTATTTTCCTCTTTGGTAGGTGTAATCTAAAGAGCCTCGTAAACATATTGAGAAAGAATCAACAAGAAGGAAGAAATACTGTTCATCCCTTTCTTAAATTTATATATTCTTTTTGCAATAATATGTACCAATATTTTTAAAATTATCAATATTTTCATTAAATAATAATTCTAATTCTTTTTCACAATCATTTGAAGAATCACTAGAATGTATTATATTACCTAGTGGTGGATAAAATTTAATGTATTGTTTTCTTATTTTTTGTTTTAATTCATTTGCGTTCATATTAACTGGATTATTTGTAATTATTGCAAGACATTGATTATCATTATTTTTTTCAATATCGTCTTTATGTTTATCGTAGTTTCCATAGAAATTACTATAAAACTTTTTTTTATTATTGATATTTATTAAAATTTTATCTAATATTTGATATTCATTCTCTATTTGATTTAATATATTTTCTATAATTTCTCGTACCATGCCTTTTTTTCTTATAATGAAAAGATTTAATTTTTGATTTGGTTTAGTAATTTTATTGAATTTTTTAGCTGTTAAATATTCATATATATTTTGCTCACTTGTAAAACAATAATGAGATATTTTATTAAATTCATCTTTGTTTACAGATAACAATAACTCATTAATACGATTGATATGCTTGACACACCAGTTATTACGTTTATCATATAGATTTCTATAAATTAGTAATATTATTTCAGATATAGGATTTGGTATATAGTAATTTTCTATTTTAATTAAATTATCAAATAAATATTTTTTAAACAATTGATTACATATTTTAGCATTTTTTCCGTTTCCTTCACCATCTTTATAAAAAAATAAATCACTATATGTATCAAATCTATAATAATTACCAGGTAAATGTCCTCCTTCATTTAAATGTTTTGCTGTAAATAATGGAGTATAGAATACTTCTTTATTATTTTCAATATATTTTGTTGGTTTTCGTGTTCTAATTAGATTATTATCTCTCATTTCAGTATATAAACTTACAAATTTACTAAATGAATTAGGATGAATAATTATATCTAAGTCAGTATCGGGTTTTTCTGGTAAATATCTGAATCCACGAATTATTACAAATTTAATATTATTTGTATTTAATAAATTAAGAATAAAATTTTAACATTCTAAGTGAGTTTTAATTGGGTTTATTACACTATAACTATTATAATAATCATTAGCCATAGATTTATCTAATGATTTATAAACTTCATTATATATCCAATCATAAGTAATTTTTATTCCTTCTTCTAGGGGACAATAAGGTTCCCAACCCAATTTTTCTCGAATTAATTTATTGTCGGAATTTCTTCCTCTAACACCTACACCATTAAAAGGAGTATTCTTTATCGTTAAATTTTTTCCGGAGATTCTAATTACCATTTTCATAAAATCGTTCATATTGATCATTTCTTCTGAACCAATATTAACAGGACCCTTGAAATCTGATTTCATCAGCCTCATGATTCCTTCCACGCATTCATCAATTAGTAAGAAAGAACGAGTTTGTAATCCATCTCCGAAGACTTCAACTGTATCTCCATCTTTAGCCATAGCAACTTTTCGACAAAAAGCGGCAGGAGCTTTTTCTTTACCTCCATTCCATGTTCCAAAAGGACCATAAATATTATGAAATCTAGCAACTCTAACATCCATTTTTGGAAAATCTTTGTTAAAAACAAAATACAATCTTTCACTAAATAATTTTTCCCATCCATATTCACTATCAGGTTCTGCAGGATAAGTTGTGTCTTCAGAACATTTAGGGTTATCCGGTTCTAATTGATTGTATTCAGGATAAACACAGGCAGAAGAAGAATAGAATACTTTCTTAACATTTTTTTGAGCACATACTTTCAATACATTTAAATTTATTAAACAAGAATTGTGCATTACATCTGAATCATGTTCACCGGTATTAATATATGTAGAACCACCCATATCAGCAGCTAACTGATATACTTCATCAATAGAATCATCAATAACGGTATCAACTTTTATATGATCTCTTAAGTCCGCTACAATAAATTCATCTGCATCTGTAGTTTTAAATTCGTGTCGTTTAATATCAACGCCTCTAACCCAATAACCCTCCTTTTTTAGTCTTGTCACAAGGTGTCCTCCTATGAAACCACCAGCACCACATACAACTATTTTTTTGTTCATATAATTATAGTTATAAAATAATATTAAAATAAGATAAAATAAAATAAAATAAAATATATATAATGATCCCCAGAAAAATTTGTATGACTTGGGAAACTAAAAATTTTGAACTTCAACCAATGAAAGATGCGGTAGATAGTTGGAAAATATTGAACCCTTCATTTGAAGTTAAAGTGTTTGATAAATTTGACCGTGAAAATTTAGTAAAAGAAATTGATATGGTTAATAAAGCATATCATATAGTTGAAAGAAATAGTGCAAAAGCAGATATATGGAGATTAATGTATTTATATCAGAATGGTGGATTTTATACAGATATTGACCAGATATGTTTGAAACCTATATCTGATTATATTGAAGATGATGTTGAGTTTGTAATTAGTACTCATTCACATAATCCAAGAACTGTTTTACTAAATGGATTTATAGGAACGGTTCCAAATAGTCCATTAATAAAATACTTATTGGATAATATATGCATTAATGTAATTAATTTGTATAATAAAAAGGATCTGAACCAATTAAAATCCGTCGGTCATTCAATAACCGGACCCTATATTTTGCCTAAAATTTTAAATAACTGGCTAAAAAGAAATGAGAATACAAAGTTCATCTTAGGTAAACAAACCTTGGGTGGTGTCAATATGTTAATTATTCATCATATTCTAAAAAATGGATGTGGAATACAATATGAAGTAAATAGTGTAAAAGTTATACAAGAAAAGTATGAGGGGTATAATGATATTAGGAAATCCCTGATTAATACAGCAACAAAAAAATATTGTTTATTGTTAACTACTTTTAATATTCCAGAAAGAACAACTATGTATAATGAAACATTAAATTGGTGGCTTGAAAATTCAGAGTTTGATATATTTATAGTTTCATCATATGTTAATAATTTTAAAGTATATAATCCTGCTCACAATAAAAGAGTAAATATTCATTTATTTCAACAGCCTAATAATATATTATTACCTGATTGGCATAGTTATAAACCTACATCTACAGAAGCTGAAATATTATCAATTACTGAGATATATTCGAAATTTAATTATAAACTTTTAAAATATAAATATATTGTTAAATTAACAGGAAAATATAGATTACCTGATTACGTTAAACTTTTAGATAAAATGACAAAAGATTATAAAGAATATGATATAGCAAGACAAGGTGCTCATTATAGAGGTAAAAACATTTGTACAAACACTATATCTTTAAAAAATGTATGTCATACTGAAACTTATATAATTAAGAGCTCTTTATTCGAATTATTTATTAAAGAAATTTCAACATGTGGTTTCGGTATGGAATCCAGATTTGCAAAATTTATTAATAAAGTAAATTTAATAGTTTTTAATCTACCTGCTATAAAAATTCCAGAAAAATATAGAGTGAAAAGAGGGGATGGTACTATTCTTGAATGTTTATGATTTTATCATAAATTATAATATGTTTTTATATATCCATTAATATAGTTTGATATTATAGTCTCTCCTAATTTAGTATAGTGCCCTAAATCGTCTTTGATAACATCTTTTTGTTTATATTCTTTTAAAACTTGAGTAGGATTTATAAAAGGTATTTTGACATTAATACAAACATTTTCTAATAGATTTACTAATTTATTTCTTTTGACTAAATATTTATTATCAAGTTTTACATTATAATGGGAAATTATAATAATTTTTTTTGGATGTAACATACTTTTAATATGCTTAATATCATTTTCTATTTCTTTATCACTTTGATGTTCAATAGTATAATTATCAAGTATATATTTTGGAGTATTTTTACGATATGCCTGATTTTTTCTTTTGTCTACACATAAATGATGTAAGTAATAACCATTATGGATATATTTTTTCATACTGCATATTTCTATCAGAACTAAATTTGATGAATCAAATGTATCATTTCTTTTTTTATCATACGCTATAGATTTATTTTTTAAAATACCTGTTCGAAAACATAGTTTACTATATATATCAGGCATATTTAATTTACCTCTTAAAAACTGTATCATCTGTATAACTTCTTTAGTTGAATGAGTATAGTTTATATCACATATATTGTTTTTTTTATGTACATTTTGAATTCTACATGAACCAAATAATGTTACAGAAGATAAATTAATTTTATCCCACCAAAATAGATTTTGTAATTTTTCAATATTTGTAGGTGAATTTTCAATATAACTTTGATAAAGTTCAGGATTATTATCAACTTCAACTACATACTCTGCTAACTTTTCAAGAGATTCAAAGTCTTTAGCATTTATAAATGAATTTTTGTTGAAATATTTGTAAACATCATCTGTTCCGTCATAAATAGGAATACAACCTGCTAAAAATGAATTAATAATTTTTTCTGTTATCCACCCATCAACAATATCGTTTTCAAAAGCAATAGAGAATTTATAAGGTTTATGAAGTTCTACAGCATCATTAAACATATTACCACTAAATCTACTATTATCTCTTGGCTGTTCAACTTTTTTTAAATTATTTAATATATTAAAAAAATTCCATCTTTTCACGCCATTTCTATATGTTTTATTCGTAAAAACAAAATCACAAAATTTACTTTTTTTACTATAAATATCTTTTAATGGTTTTAAGAGAATATTTTTATTAACATTTCTATTGTAATATGTTAGAGCTCCCCAGGTAACATGAAAATATTTATCTTTTAGTTCACTTTTTAATTTATCGTCAACTATACAGTCAATAAATAACTTGATTTTATTTGTAGTAATATCATGTTTCCATGTTTCTTTTCTTACAAAAATATCTTCAAATATTAAATCTTGAGATGTATATATCATTAGCTTATCTAACGAAATATTAAGTTTTAAATTATGAATAAAATTCTTTAAAAATTTATAAATTAGTTTTTCTTTGTATGATTTTCGATTTATTGTTGGTGAATTAGAATTTTCTAGATTATCAATAGCTCTATACATAGTTATTCTTGTATCAACGTCGCTTTCCTTACTATAAAAATCATAATAATATTCCCAATTATTATCTGTTATCTTTTCTTTTGATAAACAAAATCTTCTTGGATTAGTAGCCGTATATACAAAAAAATGTTCAGTACCTTCTACAAAGCTTTCATAAACATTCATCGTATTTATTGTATTCCATCCATCTTTACCATTTTTTTCAATTTTTGATAGTTTATATCGTAATGGATTTTTTGCTTCTTGAACAAGTAGTTTTACTATATTTAAGGTATCTATATTTTTTTCCCAAATATATCTTGATTGTTCAAAATTATCAGCAACATGAATCATAATATCTTTAATATAATTTTTAATATTTGATTTATATTTTTTACGAATCATTTCTTTTAATTGAACTGCTTGATTACATATATTATTTGTATATTGTGGACTATCTATTTTGAATTTCACTATTAAATGATTATCATTGTATTCTTTTAATTTTTGAATCTTAGGAGGTAATACAATGTTATGACTACAACGAGTATCCAATTTATATATATCAAAAATATAATCGTGTAAAAATTCTTTTGGAACTAAGATTTCTTTTTTTTCAATAATATTGGGGATATCCTGTAATATTTTTTCTGATTGAAAAAGAGTTGGATTCCATAAAATTAGAGTGAAATATCCAATATTAGTTTTTTCCCGAGTATGACAGTCCTTTGAACTGAGTTTATTAATTATCTCTACTAATTTATCAAATCTATCATTACAATATTTTATATCGCAATTACCATTATCGTGAACAAAGGGATAGATGTAGAAACCTTCCAGATCAACATTATAAATTTTATTAGTATCTAAACAATATATTAAGTTATGAAGCGCCCAATCTCCACTTAGTTTATTTGTTTTTACATAATTGTTCAACTTTTTTTTCATGTCTTGGATAGATCTTTTTAAATTATCTAATATAGTATCATCTATCCTAGAATTTGAATTGATATCATATAATCGTATACTATTTTTAATAAATGAAGAATAATAACTACCATCATCTTCTATATAAATCTTTTCTGGTTCAAAAATGTATTCACATAATACTGGATTACTTTTAATACCATATATTATTTTTTTGTAGTTTTCTATATTGATAAAATTAATTTTCTTCTTCTTTTTTTTATATAGTATATTTTCCTTTGTGTTGATTAATATTTCAAATAGACCATTACCTATAGGTGATTTTAATTCGGATTTTATAAATGGTAGTGTGGAATAGGCACTAGGCAATAAATCAAATATTTCCCAATTTATTTTGGAATATTTACTCATTGGTCTATAGCAATGATAATCTGTATATTTACCAGAAGTTATATTTTCTCTAATATTAACATTAGAAATATCAAATGTATTCCGATCTAGTCTTTTAAATAGAGTTTGTTTTTCCTTAAGGCGAACAAAATTATTTGTTTTTTTATTCCATTCCATTATCTTATTATATAAAGTAAGTTGGTCAGTACACCAACCAGTATTTCCATGTCCTTCTTTAATAGTATTTTTTATAAAAGTTTCTTTAATAACATTTACAATATCATTAATAGAATTAACTTTAAAAATATCTTTCCATATTTTTGGTGTAGCTACATTATAACACATAGCTATTTGTTTATATTCAAAACAAACATTATCACGATAATAAATAAATTTATTATTATCAAATTCTACTATATTTTTAGTATAATAAGTACTATTCATAGGAAGCATATCCATATCAGTTATTAAAACTCCGTTTTTATAATCAAGAATACATGGATATAATAATCTAATAAATTGTGAAGTAAAACTAGTTAATACATTTTCAATAGGGTTAAACAATATTATATTATTTTTATATAATATTAAATCTTGAGGAATATCTTTAGCGATTAATACAATTTTAACATCTATATCTGGATATAATTTATTCCAAGTTTTAATAAAAATCGGAACAAAATCTAAATATAATTTATTTTCATTTACTGCAGTAAGTACACAATCTAATTTCATTATGTATAATAAAATTATTATATTTTTTATATATAAAATTATTATTATTTTTTTCTAGAAAAACGAATGTGACATTTTAAATGTGAAACTGGTTAATTTAAAAAATAATTATTTTTTTAACTGAAATAAAAAAAAGGGGGAAAAGTTTTGCGTTTTTTAAAGAAAAAAAATATAAAAATATTTTTAGTGAGCAACTTTTTTTATT